GAGAGGTAAGACTGTAAAAACTACATTTTTCAAAGTTTTCAATTTTTAATTTAGATTAAAAATAATATTTAATTTAATAGTTTCCAAGTGAAAAGAGACTGTAATTTTTCCCCTATTAAAACGGGTTGGATACCTATACAGACTTTATGTTTTTTGTACTTTTTTCCAAGTCAAAAGTAAGACTGTAAAAAATGGATTTTTGAACTTTTTCATTTTTAATTTTAGTTTTAATTTAATATTTAATTTAATAGTTTCCAAGTGAAAAAGAGACTGTAATTTTTTCCCTATTTATTTTGGGATGGATAACCACCCAGACTTTATCTTTTTTCTACTTTTTCTCGAGTAAGCACATAGACTGTAAAAAATGGATTTTTGAACTTTTTCATTTTTAATTTTCATTAAAAATAATATTTAATTTAATAGTCTCTAAGTAGCAAGTAGACTGGAAATCAATACAATTTAAGTTTGAGTAATTTCTTCTTTCACTGCAAATTTCTCCTCAATGAATTTAATAGCAGTCTTCTGAATTTTCTGTATAGTCATTTTAGAGTCGTCTTCTATAGGAATAACAATTTTGTGTGTATAGCTTTTAATAACATCTTTCATAATGTCAAGTTGAGTCTGAAGATAATCAAGTGTTAAAAGTAAATTTTGTCTGTCTTTTTCTGACATGAAATATTTTTCATCAGAAGGTATTTGCTTTTGTTTACGATAAACCCTAAGATTTTTAATAGCTGATGCTTTTAATTCTTCCTCTGAATGATATTTTTTTGGTCTCCCAAGAAATTTTCTACCAGGATAAAACTCAGGATCTTCAATTTTATTATCAGTGCTCATTTTTTATTAATAAAGACTATTTATTTTTTGGTACTTTTTCTATACTTCAGGGTATGTCATACTCGAGCATCATTAATTTTTAATAACTTCCAAGTAAAAAAGAGACCCACCCAGACTTCAGGTTTTTTAGAGTTTTTCCGAGTAGTCCCAGAGACTGAGAAAAATGGATTTTTGGAACTTTTTCATTTTTAATTTTAGATTAAAAATAATATTTAATTTAATACTCTCCGAGTAAAACAAAGACTAATATTTTTTCCCTATTAAAACGGGTTGGATACCTACACAGACTTTACCTTTTTCTGAGTTTTTTCCGAGCAAGCACATAGACTGTAAAAAACAGATTTTTCAAAATTTTCAATTTTAATTTTCATTTAATTTAATATTATTTTTAATATCTTCTAAGTAAAAACAAGACTGAGGATTTTTCCCTATTAATTTTGGATGGATAACCACCCAGACTTTGTTGTTTTCTAACTTTTTTCCAAGTAATCCAGAAGACTGTGAATTTCAGATTTTCCAATTTTTTTATTAAAGACTTTTAAGCCGTCTCCGGGAGTTTTTATTTTTTATTAATCAAATATTTTAATTAAAATATTTAGTTTAAAAATCTACATTAAATGATACATCATTATTTTCTGAAGTAAGAGGTCTGCTGTATTGAGTAACTCTCTTGTCAAAGAAATTAGTCTTACTTTCTAAATTAATAGTCTCCATCCAGTGGAAAGGATTTTCTGTGTTGTAAATAGTCTTCTCTATTACTTTCATAGCAATTTGGTCAGCAGTAAATTTAATATACTTGATCATTTCTTGTGAGTTAATACCAATTAGATCAACTGGAATAGCTACTGTAATAAATTCTACAGCAAGATCAACTGTCTCTTTAATCAACTCAACAACTTCTTCTTCTGGAAGTTTGTTAATTACTAATTTATACATTTCAATGCCAAAAGTAGTATGAAGTCCTTCATCTCTGGCAATAAATTCATTTGCCATAATTAATCCAGGCATAAGCCCGGACTTGAAAGTTTTAAAATAAAAAATACTGGCAAATGAACCAATAAAAAGAATACCTTCAATAGCAATGAATAAAACAAGTCTTCTTGGGATAGTAGTAGAATTCTTTAATACAAAGTCTTTCATCTTACCAATAACAGGCACAGTAGTCGTAGCATTAAGAATAAATTCGATTCTTTCTTTCGAGTCAACTAAATTCAAAGGAAAATCTTGATAGGTCAATACATGCACATCTTCCATTACTTTTTGTCTGTTGTAGAATCTCTTTGCTTCGGGAATAGTTATATGCTTAGTAAAATCTTCAATATTGTCAATCACGAGCTGATCGAAGACTGAAAAAAATGCAAAGTTTAACTCTAAAAAATGCTTTTCATCATCATTTAATTTAGTATCCCAGTCGATTTTATCTTGGGAAAAAGGAATTTCAAGATCCACCCAATTAACTGCTTCAGATTGACGAAATAATTCCATCAAGTGAGGATACTTATAGGGTTTAATTATAAGTCTGTTTTCAGCAGGATCGGTAATTAATTCGTAAGAAGACATTTTTATTTAAATAAAAATATTAATTTTTTAAATCAATTAATATAAATGTCAGCTATACAAAAAACAAGTATAGATACTTTGTTAAGCGAAGACACAAACGAAATTAATAAAGTCTATCTTGGTAATAGCTCTAAAGATAGATTGAATTTGGTCTCGAGCGTCCTTGAGCAAAAATTAGGAAAGAATTATATTTTATTGTTGTTAATAACAGCAATATTAGTTGGTATACTTATTTATTCTTTACTTTATACATGATATTTTAATTAATATAATTAAAATTTTTAAAATTCAAAGAGAGGGTCAAGATCATTAGCTTCTTCTTGTTCCTCTTTACTTTCTTCAGTCTTCTTAGGCTCAGGAGTATAAAATTCACGAATACGCAATCTGTTTTGAAGAATCTTCACACGAACAGGATCACGAGGACCATTATAGTTAACACCTTCAAACTCATCTTCTTTAGTTGATTCGCGATAATAGCAAACCAAGCGAGCTTTCATTAACTTTACTAAATAATTTTCCATAATCTTATCAAGTTCGATAATAAGTTCAATAATCTTTCCAGGTGGGATTGAAAGTACCCAAGTATTCATTTCTTCACTAATACCTCGAAATCCAGAATAATCAATCGGAAGAGGAGTTCTAATTTCTTCTCCATTTGCAAGGCATTCTCGGCGTTTAGCTCTTTGTTCTTCATTGTATCCAGCCCAAACAGGTTCAGCTGGATCACGAGCGCGATCCAATCTGTTTTGATCGGTATAACCTGGCCAATCTTGCAAAACAAAATGCCAGCGTCTAGATGACTTGCGCAAATCATTATTACGAAGTCTAGGATTCATATCAAGAATCGCATGAAAATCAAACTTTTGATTTGCTTTATCATATGAAAGAGTATAAAATTCCTTAATCTTTTCAAGAGTATAAGCAGATACTTGGCAAGGAATGAATACCTTTTCATCCTCTTGATCGAGGGCTTCAAAGCAAGCATTAAGAAAGCCAATCAATTTCACTGCTTCAACAGGAATTTGAACATATTCATTTGTATTACTCATGATAGCAATAGTTTTCTCAAGAGTAATCTTGTTTTCAGAAACAACGGTAGTACCGTCAAGAGATTGAATTGATTCGAGAGAAGCGATAGACATCTTTATTGTTTTTATTTCTTATTTATTTTGTCTTTAAATATGTCAATTAAATCGAGCTTCCAGTTTTAAAAAAATTATACATATTTTTATTAAAAAAAATCAAAAACTCCAGATTTTTTTTAGAAAAAATCAGAAACTCCGTGTTGAGTGATTCGAATACCTCCGGAAGTACCGCATTTTCTTGCATTGAAGCCTCGAGCCATACTTGCTTCTTTGCTGATTCCGAGATTCTTATTTACATATACTTTCTTAGCTTTTTGTTGCTCCAGTTTTTCATTAAAACCATCTTCCTCAAGCTCTTGACGAAGAATATCATCAAGTTCTTCTAAATTATTATTACGATTCATATATGCTTCATTCACTCCAGTGATATTAAAAACGTTCTTGAAGCTAGGTTTCTTAGGAGGAGAAACAATATCATTAAGTTCAAGAGCTCGAGTCATCTCTTCAGTGATTTTTCTTGAAGCTTCATTGATATTAGGATTAAGACTACTATTAGCAAGTAAACGCTGGAACTGATCCGAACTCATTGCATTTGGTCTATGTTTCACTCGATTCATAGCATCTTTAATGATTTCGAGGTTTTCATTTGGAGTATAAACCTCATCATCTTGAACCTCTCGAGATTGGTTTCCTCTATAGAAGTAAGGGCGACGAATGGAAAATGACATTTTCTTTTGGCAAGTATTATAACTTTAAATACGATATTTATTAATAAAATGTTATTTATTTTTATCAATAAATTGAAAGCTGCTTGGGCTATATGGAACACAGACGATGAATCTGTTATTCATGGAGAGATGAACTCTGTGATCGACCCTTTGACACGGGCTTTAGCTATAAAAAATATCGATGAACTAAAAATATCATGCAGTGACGAATTTACTGTAGACTTTGTTAATAAATGGTTACCAGAATGGATGGAACTCGGAGAAAAAGAAGAGTATCATTGGGTTTGGGACAAACTAAATAATTATAAAAACTATTCAGTGGTTTGGAGTAATGCCTACCCTGAAGAAATGGATTATATGAATAGATTAATTTTAAATGAATATTAAAATTGTTTTTAAAAATTTCCTGCTGCATGCCTTAAGGTCTTAATAGTTCGCCGTTTCCAATCGTTTCCGACAGCTTTTTCACTCATGCAGTAGATATCTCCATGATTTAATTCAAACTTAATTTTTTCCGAAATAGGCTCCGAGTGCTGATACCATTGGAAATAAAAAGGAAATGTATCTCCGAGCCTTACTCCTATAACTTTTTTACGTTCCGAGTCTCCGTGAAACCCAATATAACATTTTTCTATATCGTAATAATAATTACCTTCACATTCTAATTTTTTAGCCTTGTCTCCAAATACACGATGAAGTCTATTTCTTAATTTCTTGAGTCTCTTTACAGAAGAGTAGTCAATTACAGTTCCTTTCCCTTCTTCAAAATTTGCTTCTTGAGAGAACTCGGAGAAACATAAATTCCATCTCGCTTTCTTGTTTACAACTCTTCCTCTCATTAATGCTTTTTTATCTGGATCAAGAGAAAGTTGTTCTAACCATAAATTTTTTACCGAGCAAAAAGCAGATACTCCATTTCTTGCAATTAAAAAATAGGCATCAGTCTCTTTATCTAAGACAACTAGTTCGCATTCAATACCTTTCTCTTCGAAAATAGTTTTAGCAGCAATTAAATCATCATAAGTAAACCCTTTCTCTGAAAGGTTTCCTATTTTTTGCATACCATGATGATTCTCTGCTTGATCTCCAAAAGTCAATGTAATAGTGCTCATTTAAATAAGTAATATAATTTATTTAAATTTTAATCAATTTAAAAATGTTAAATTTAGAATTAATAAACTGTTTAAAGAATTTTTCAAAAGACATTAAACAAAAAAGTAAAAGATATATTATATAGTAATCCTGCAGCTATTCACTTACTCGAAGAAGAGTATTAAATGACTTTAATAACTTATTTTTATACAAAATAAAAATGTTGCATTTAGAATTAATAAACGATTTAAAGAGTCTTTCAAAAGAAATTAAAGCAAATAAAAATACTAAGTTATGTAATTTACCATCTAATCCTGCAGCTATTCACTTGTTAGATGAAAATATAAAAAGAGTAGACTTGATGTATTTATCTAGAAATCCTGCTGCTTTGGAATTGCTAAAGAAAAATCCGAATAAAATACACTGGATGTTTTTATCTGAAAATCCTGCTGCTTTAGAATTACTTGAGAAAAATTTAGACAAAGTATGTTGGTTGATTTTATCTTCAAATCCTGCTGCTTTAGAATTGCTCGAGAAAAATTTAAACAAAGTAAGTTGGTTTCATTTATCTAAAAATCCAGTAGGTATTAAGTTGCTGGAGAAAAATGTAGACAAAATAAATTGGAGCCAATTATCTCAAAATCCTTCAGCTTTGGATTTATTCGAGAAAAATTTAGAAAGTATAGATTGGTATTTTGTATCTAAAAATCCTTCAGCTTTGGATTTACTCGAGAAACACCCAGATGAAATAAATTGGGATGTGTTATCTGTAAATCCTGCTGCTTTGGGATTACTTGAGAAAAATCTAGATAAAATAAACTGGAAATGGATATCTTATAATCCTGCTGCAGTTTATCTTTTAGAGAAATATCCAAAAAAGATAGATTGGATACGACTATCGGTTAATCCAGCTGCTATACATTTACTCGAAGAGGAGTATTAAATGATTTTAATAACTTATTTTTATTTAAAATAAAAATGTTACATTTAGAATTAGTAAATGATATAAAGAGTCTTTCAAAAGACATTAAACTAAATAAAAAATTTGAAGATTATTTGAGAGATCTAAATAATAATCCTGCTGCTATTCATCTGCTTGAGAAAAATCCAGATTATTGGCGGCATAATTTATATTATAACCCAGAAGCTTTGGGTTTACTTGAGAAAAATCAGGATAAAATAGACTGGCATGCTTTATCGTGTAATCCATCAGCTTTGTGTTTGCTTGAGAAAAATTTAGATAAAATAGACTGGGATTATTTATCTAGAAACCCATCATCTTTGTATCTACTTGAGAAAAATTTAGATAAAATAAACTGGACGTTATTATCATTTAATCCTTCTGCTATGTACCTGCTTGAGAAAAATCAGAATAAAATAGATTGGCTGAGTTTATCAAGAAATCTAGCAGCTATCAAGTTGCTGGAAGAAAATTTAGATAAAATAAACTGGACGTTATTATCATTTAATCCTTCTGCTATGTACCTACTTGAGAAAAATTCAGATAAGATAAATTGGGGATCTATACATTTTAATCCTTCGGCTATAGGGTTACTTGAGAAAAATTTAGATAAAGTAAACTGGGAGTTTTTAGCAGAAAATCCTGCTGCAATGTATTTGCTTGAGAAAAATTTAGATAAAGTAAGCTGTTGGTCTCTACCTTGTAATCCTTCTGCTATACATCTACTCGAAGAAGAGTATTAAATGATTTTAATAACTTATTTTTATATAAAATAAAAATGTTACACTTAGAATTAATAAAAGATTTAAAGAGTCTTTCAAAAGACATTAAAATAGGTAAGAAAGTAGATTGGGATATATTATGTAGTAATCCTGCAGCAATTCACTTGATAGAAAAAAACTTAAAAAGCATAGATTGGATGTATTTATCTAAAAATCCTGCTGCTATGTACTTATTAAATAAAAATCTAGATAAAATTAACTGGAAGATTTTATCTCGAAATCCTGCTGCTATTGAGTTGATTAATAAAAATCAAGACAAGATAGATTTTTTTAAGTTATCTCAAAATCCTGCTGCTATACACCTGCTGGAGAAAAATCAAAATTATATATTGAGTTGGATATCTTATAATCCTGCTGCTATGGGATTACTCGAGAAAAATCCGAATAATGTGTATATTATGTGGGTATCTAGAAATCCTGCTGGAATGAGTTTACTCGAAAAAAATGTAAGATGGATAGATTGGGGTTTTTTATCTGAAAATCCTTCTGCTTTGAAATTACTTGAGAAAAATATAGATAGGATAAATTGGGAGAAATTATCTGGGAATCCTGCTGCTTTGGGATTGCTTGAAAAAAATACGGATAAGATAAATTGGTGTTATCTCTCTTTAAATCCATCTGCTTTACATTTACTTGAAGAAGAATATTAAACGACTTTAATTAATTATTTTTATGCAAAATAAAAATGTTACACTTAGAATTAATAAAAGATATAAAGAGTCTTTCAAAAGACATTAAAATATATAAAGAATTAAAAAATGAGATGGAAAATATTGATTTTGATAATTATTTTTGGCAAGAATTAAGTAGTAATCCTGCTGCCTTACATCTGCTAGAGAAAAATCAAGATAAAATAATGTGGGATAGGTTATCTTCTAATCCTGTTGCTGTGTGTTTGCTTGAGAAAAATCTAGATAAAGTAGATTGGAAAGAAATATCTGATAATCATACAGCTTTGCACTTACTTGAGAAAAATCTTGATAAAGTAAGTTGGAATATTTTATCATGTAATCATTTTGCTATTCATCTTCTTGAGAACAATCCTGATGAAATAGATTGGTGGGAATTATCTACTAATCCCGCTGCCATGTGTTTACTTGAGAAAAACCTAGATAAAATAGACTGGGAAAGTTTATCTTTTAATCCCGCTGCATTGTGTCTACTTGAGAAAAATCTTGATAAAATAGACTGGGAAGGTTTATCTTCTAATCCTTCAGCTTTGTATTTGCTTGAAGAAAATCTAAACAAAGTAGATTTGGAATATTTATCTTATAATCCTGCTGCTGTGTGTTTGCTTGAAAAAAATCTAAACAAGGTAAATTGGCGTTTTTTATCATCTAATCCTGCTGCTTTGAAATTACTTATGAGAAATAAAGATAAAATAAAGCTTTATTGGTTAATTTCTAATCCATCAGCTTTACATATACTTGAAGAAAAGTATTAATTGATTTTAATTACTTATATTTATTTAAAATAAAAATGTTACATTTGAATTTAATAAAAGATATAAAGAGTTTTTCAAAAGACATTAAACTAAATAAAAATGTCTTTGTTGAAACGAAGAATGAAGATTATTGGGCAGAATTAAGTAGTAATCCTGCTGCTATTCATTTACTTGAGAAAAATCCGGATAAAATAGATTGGTATGAGTTATCTTCTAATCCTTCAGCTTTGTGTTTACTTGAGAAAAATCTAAACAAGGTAGATTGGGAATTATTATCTTCTAATCCTGTGGCTATACACCTGCTGGAGAAAAATCCAAGTAAAATAAAGTGGAGATTTTTATTGTCTAATCCTGCTGCTATGCATTTGTTTAAAAATAGTCCGAGTAAAATATATTTGAATGATTTTTCGGGAAATCCCGCAGCTTTGTTTTTGCTTGAGAAAAATCTAAATCTAGTTTATTGGCCTATATTATCTGCTAATCCTGCTGCTGTTAGATTGATTGAAAAGTGCCCAAATAAAATAGACTGGCGTGAGTTATCTTCTAACCCTTCAGCTCTGTCTTTGCTCAAGAAGAATAAAAATAAAATATATTGGGAAGAACTTTCCGCCAATCCTTCAGCTTTATGTTTACTTGAGAAAAATAAACATAAAATAGATTGGACCGAACTAAGTAGTAACCCTTCTGCGATTGATTTACTTATAAAAAATAAAGATAAAATAGATTGGGAACGAGCATTTTCTAATCCTTCGGCTTTATGTTTACTTGAGGAAGAATATTAAATTAAACACTTATTTTTATTACAAATAAAAATGTTAACTTTAGATTTATTAAAAGTATTTCAAAAGACATTAAAATAGATTGGGACAATTTATCTGGAAATCCTTCTGCTTTGCACTTACTCGAAGAAGATTATTAAACGACTTTAATTACTTATTTTTATTAATAATAAAAATGTTACATTCCAATTTAATAAAAGACATTAAAAGTCTTTCAAAAGACATTAGACCAAGTAAAAATGTTGAGGCTAAGCTAAAGAATTTAGACGGTGACTATACATTTTGGTGGGAGTTAAGTAAAAACCCTGCTGCAATACATTTACTTGAGAAAAATAAGGGACTATTAGACTGGGAGTTTTTATCTATGAATCCTACTGCGTTGTCTTTGCTTGAGAAAAATCCAAATAAGATAGCCTGGGATTGTTTATCTATTAATCATGAAGCTTTGTTTTTACTTGAGAAAAATTTAGATCTAGTTTTTTGGGAATATTTATCTTGCAATCCTGCTGCATTGCACTTACTCGAGAAAAATCCAAATAAGATAAACTGGATTCGCATGTCGTTAAACCCTGCTGCTTTGTTTCTGCTTGAAAAAAATCTGGATAAAGTAGACTGGGAATATTTATCTAGCAATCCAGCAGCAGTAGAGTTACTTAAATCCAACCAAGATAAAATAAATTGGGAGTTTTTATCTAGCAATCCTGATGCTATAGAGTTACTTAAATCCAACCAAGATAAAGTAGAATGGGGGTTTTTATCAGAAAATCCTGCTGCTATAGAATTACTTGAGGCTAATCTGGATCTAGTTTATTGGTGTGAATTAGTTGAAAACCCTTCAGCTATCCATCTGCTCGAAGAAGAGTATTAAACGATTTTAATAACTTATTTTTATTATTAATAAAAATGTTACATTCTGATTTAATAAAAGATATTAAGAGTCTTTCAAAAGACATCAAAGTAAATAAAAATATAGCTGAAATAAAAGAAAATAATTTGGATCATATGTTTTGGAAAAAGTTAAGTAATAATCCTGCTGCTATGCATTTACTTGAGAAAAATCTAGATTTAGTTTGCTGGAATCGATTATCTTTAGATCCTTCTGCATTGTATTTGCTTGAGAAAAATCTAAACAAGATAAATTGGTATGGATTAGCTAGAAATCCATTAGCTTTAAAACTACTTGAGAAAAATCCAAAAAAGATAAGCTGGATTCATTTATCTCACAATCCATCAGCATTAGAGTTGCTCGAGAAAAATCTAGATAAAGCAAATTGGTTATATTTATCCGGAAATCCTGCTGCTACGTTTTTACTTGAGAAAAATCTAGATAAAGTAAATTGGGTATATTTAACTGGAAATCCTGCTGCTATGAATTTGATCGAGAAAAATCTAAACAAGATAGATTGGGGGTTTTTATCTGACAATCCAGCAGCATTAGAGTTGCTCGAGAAAAATCTAGATAAAGCAAATTGGAATTGGTTATCTCTGAATCCTGCTGCAATATATTTACTTGAGAAAAATCTAGATAAAATAAACTGGGAACAATTATCAGTAAATTATGCTGCTATTAGCCTGCTTGAGAAAAATCCAAATAAAATATATTGGTGCAATATGATTCATAATCCTTCAGCTATCCATCTACTCGAAGAAGAGTATTAAACGATTTTAATAACTTATTTTTATTAATAATAAAAATGTTACACTTAGATTTAATAAAAGATTTAAAGAGTCTTTCAAAAGATATTAAACTAAATAAAATTGTTGAAGCAAAAATAGAAAAGAATTATGAGTACAGTAATGGTTATCTGCAGGAATTAAATAATAATCCTGCAGTTTTGCATTTGCTTGAGAAAAATCCTGATAAAATAAATTGGAATGCTTTATCTTTTAATACATCAGCTTTACATTTGCTTGAGAAAAATCTAAATCTAGTTCATTGGACTGTATTATCTTCTAATCCTGCTGCTATGTATTTACTTAAGAAAAATATAAATAAGATAGTCTGGTATGATTTATCTAAAAATCCTTCAGCTTTGTATTTACTCGAGAAAAATCATAAAAAAATAGATTGGATTTTTTTATCTTCTAATCCTGCTGCTTTGTATTTGCTTGAAAAAAATTTAAATAGAATAACTTGGCATAATTTATCTTCTAATCCTTCAGCTTTGTATTTACTTGAGAAAAATATAAATAAGATAAACTGGTATTATTTATCTATTAATCCTTCAGCTATACACCTGCTTGAGAAAAATCCAGATAAAATAATTTGGGATCTTTTATCTTCTAATCCTGCTGCTTTGTATTTGCTTGAGAAAAATCCAGATAAAATAGATTGGATGGAGTTATCTTATAATCCTGCTTCATTGTATTTGCTCGAGAAAAATCCAAAAAAGATAAATTGGTATGGATTAATTCAAAACCCTGCTGCTATTCATCTAATTGAAGAAGAGTATTAATCGACTTTAATAACTTATTTTTATTATTAATAAAAATGTTACATTTGGAATTAATAAATGATTTAAAGAGTCTTTCAAAAGACATTAAAATAAATAAAAATATTGAAGATGAAGTAGAGAAGAATGTCTCGAGGTATACTTTTTGGGGAATGTTAAGCGAAAATCCTTCAGCCATACATTTACTTGAGAAAAATCTAGATCTTCTTCGCCTGGATCGATTATGTGTTAATCCTGCAGCTATGTATTTGATAGAGAAAAATATAGATCTTGATAATATATGGTGGGGGTATTTGGCAACAAATCCTGCTGCTTTGTATTTATTTGAGAAAAATCCAAATAAAATAGTTTGGGATTGGTTATCAATAAATCCTGCTGCAATAGGATTACTGGAGAAAAATCCAAATAAAATAAATTGGTCAATGTTATCTCGAAATTCTGCTGCTTTGTATTTGCTTGAGAAAAATCTAAATTATGTTGATCGGAAATGTTTATCTTCTAATCCTTCTGTTATGTGGTTACTCGAGAAAAATTTAGATCTAATTGATTGGGATTGGTTATCTAATAATCTTGCTGCATTAGAATTGTTAGAAAAAAATCCAAATAAAATAAACTGGGAAATAATGTCTCGAAATCCTGCTGCTTTGGAATTACTTAAGAAAAATATTGATAAAATAGACTGGGATATGTTATCTCTAAATTCTGCTGCTATCGAGTTGTTAGAGGCTAATATGGATAAAATATCTTATATTGGTTTACCAAAAAATCCTGCTGCTATCCATTTGCTCGAAGAGGAGTATTAAGGTTAAATAATTATTTTTATTAAAAATAAAAATGTTACATTCTGATTTAATAAATGATATAAAAAGTTTTTCAAAAGACATTAAAATAAATAAAAAAGCAGATTGGAAATTTTTATCGTATAACCCTGCTGCATTTCATTTATTAGAAAGGAATCCGGATAACATTGACTGGGGATATTTTTCAGAAAATACCGGAGTACCGTTAAACTATTATTTAAAATATCAGGATAAAATAGACTGGAAATCTTTTTCTCGTAATCGGTTTTACACACATTTTAATTTTGATTTGAGTTACCTAGCACAAAACATATATGCTATAACACCTGATAATGAAAAACTTTTTGAACAAATTGGTTGCTGGGATGAGCTTTCTGTTAATCCTGCTGCTATATATTTATTACAAAAGAATGAGGACAAGTTAAACTGGGATTTATTGTCTCAGAATCCTGCTGCAGTGCATCTATTAAATCAAAATCCGGATAAAGTAAACTGGAATATTGCTTGTTGTAACTATGCTATGCCTGTGAAAAAAATCAATTGGGAGTTTCTGTCTTCTAATGCAGCAGCTATAAACCTTCTTGGAAAAAATCTAAACAAGGTAAATTGGAATATATTTCCAATTAATTATGCTGCTGCGAGTTTGCTTGAAGAAAATTTAGATAAAGTAAATTGGAAATGTATGTCTGTAAATCCCTCTGCTGTCCATTTACTCGAAGAAAAGTATTAATTGATTTTCTTAACTTATTTTTATTAATAATAAAAATGTTACATTTTAATTTAATAAAAGATATAAAGAGTATTTCAAAAGATATTAAATTGGCAAAAAATATATGCATGTCTGGTTTATCTAGTAATCCTGCTGCTTTACATTTACTCGAGAAAAATCCTGATAAAATTGATTGGGATTATTTATCTAATAATCCTGCTGCTATTGATCTGATAAAGAAAAATCTGGACAATATAAACTGGGGGTATTTATCTTTTAATCCTGCTGCAATTGAGTTGTTAGAAAAATATCCAAATAATATATGCTGGGAATATTTATCTGAAAATCCCTCTGCTATGATGTTGCTTGAAGAAAATCAAAATAAAATAGATTGGAAAGCTCTGTTTCGTAATCCTGCTGCAACCAATTTAATAAATAAGAAAATAACTGATGATAAGGTATACTTTAAGAACATTTTTTTCAATCCCGCAGCTATGTGTTTAATAGAAAAATATCTGAGAAATAACATAGACTGGGAATATCTATGTTATAATCCTGCAGCAGTCGGGTTATTAGAGAAAAATTTAGATAAAATAGAAAATTCAAATGGACTATCAAAGAATCCTACAGCTTTGGGATTACTTGAAAAAAATCCAAATAAGATATACTGGGGTAATTTATTTGAAAATCCTGCTGCTATTGATCTGATAAAGAAAAATTTAAATGTTGGTGTTTACAAAGGTGCATTAGCTCGAAACCCTTCTGTTTTGCATTTACTTGAAAAATATTAATTGAATTATATAACTTATTTTTATTAAAAATAAAAATGTTACATTCTGATTTAATAAAAGATATAAAGAAGTTTTCAAAAGAAATTAAAATAATTAACCTTGACGATATGTGCTGGAATATGATTTCTTCAAATCCTGCAGCTATGTTTTTATTCGAGAAAAATATGGATTTGGTTAATTGGGAGTATTTATCTTATAATCCTGCTGCTTTATTTTTGCTTGAGAAAAATCCTGATAAGATAGATTGGAGAAATTTATCAGAAAATCCTGCTGCTTTAGGATTACTTGAGAAAAATCTAGATAAAGTAATTTGGTAAGGGTTATCTGAAAACCCTGCTGCTTTACACTTGCTTGAGAAAAATCTAGATAAAACATATTGGCAAGGGCTATCTTCTAATCCTGCTGCTTTGTTTTTGCTTGAGAAAAACCAAAGCAAGATACACTGGAGTTTTTTATATAATAATCCTGCTGCTATTGATTTGATAAAGAAAATAAAAGGTAAACTTAATTTGAGAAAATTATCTCGAAATCCTGCTGCTGCTGATTTAATACGTTTAAAAAATGTAGATTGGTATGATTTAACACAGAATCCTGCTGCCTATACTTTAATAATAAAAAATTTAAAAAAGGTACACTTGAATGTACTGTATTCAAATCCTGCTGTTTGGCATTTACTTGAAGAATTTATTTGTGTTTAAAATAAAAGATATAAAGAGTTTTTCAAAAGAGATCGCATTAAATAAAAATGATAGTAAAATATTATTTATGCTGACTTTTTATTATCTTTTTTTTAATCCTGCTGTCACTCATTTAATTAAAAGCTTTTAAATAATTATTTTTATATAAAATAAAAATGTTACACTCGGAATTAATAAAAGATTTAAAAAGTTTTTCGAGAAAGATTAAATTAAATAAACCTAAATACAAAAAAGCTAAAATCGACTGCATTCGACGCAGTGACGAAGAACATATTCCTTTAGAACATATTCCTTTAGAACATATTCCTTTAGAACATATTCCTTTAGAACATATTCCTTTAGAACATATTCCTTTAGAACGATACTGGCTTTTGATTTCTATAAATCCTAAATATATACCTCTACTCGAGAAAAACCAAGATAAAATATCTTGGGCGATGTTATCTCTAAATCCTGCTGCTATGGAATTACTAGAGAAAAATTTGGATAAAATAAATTGGACTATGTTGTCTATAAATACTTCTGTTATTCACTTGCTTGAAGAAAATTTAAATAAAATAAATTGGAATTTATTAGCAAAAAATTCTGCTGCTATGGGATTACTTGAGAAACATTTAGATAAAATTGATTGGGAATCTTTATCTGAAAATCCTGCTGCTATTCACTTGTTTGAAGAAAATCTAGATAAAATACGGGTAAGCGGGTTATCACAAAATCCTGCTGCTTGTTATTTGTTCGAAGAATATTAACTGATTTAAAAATAAATGTTTATTTAAAATAAACATGTTACATTATGATTTAATAAAAGATATAAAGAAGTTTTCAGAAAAATTTTTACCAGGTAATGAAAAGATTGAAAAAATTTCCTATCGATTGGAATTATCAATGAATCCTTTGGCTATTGAATTTCTTTCTAAAAACCCTGGTAAGGTAGATTGGGGTTTTTTATCTGAAAATACTACTGATATTAAGTTGCTTGAGAAAAATATAGAAAAAGTAGATTGGCATAAGTTATCTTATAATCCTGCTGCAGTGTGTTTATTAGAGAAAAATCTAAATAAAATTGATTGGTATCATTTATCTGATAATCCTGCTGCAGTGTGTTTATTAGAACAAAATCCTAATAAAATATTTTGGGATAGATTATCTGAAAATCCTGCTGCCATTAAGTTACTGGAGAAAAATCCAGAAAAAGTAGATTGGTATAACTTATCTTCAAATCCTTCTGCTATGAATTTATTAGAAAAAAATCTAAATAAAATAGTATTAGGAGAATTGTCTAATAATCCTTCTGCTTTGAAATTGCTTGAGGAAAATTTAAATGAAATAAATTGGAAATGGTTATCATATAACCCTGCTGCTGTGGAGTTAATTGAGGAAAATTTAGATAGATTATATTGGGAAGAGACATGGAATCATTTAGTTATCACTCCTGCTATTTGGAAGTCACTTGAGAAAAATCAAGATAAAATATGCCAGGATCTGCTATCTAGCTATAAGCGAAATCGATTCGTTAAGTATAATATATCTTGGAGAGCTTTATCTGGAAACCCTTCTGCTATTCATTTACTTGAAGAAAATTTAGATAAAATATACTGGGACAGTATTATACGTAATCCTGCTGCGATTCATTTGATTGAGGAAAATCAAGATAGAAGAGCCTGGAATTATTAATCGATTTAATAACTTATTTTTATTACAAATAAAAATGTTACATCTGGAATTAATAAAAGATATAAAGAAGTTTTCAAAAAGATTTACATCTGAAAATATAACCCCAAGAGATTTATCTAGGTTTTTATCAGCAAATCCTGCAGCTGCTAACTCTCTTTCTAAAAACCCAGATAAAATAGTTTGGGATGATTTATCTGAAAATTCTGCAGCCATGCACCTGCTTGAGAAAAACCTAGATAAAATAGATTGGTACAGATTGTCGTATAATTCTTCAGCTCTTTGGTTACTTGAGAAAAATATAGATAAAATAAATTGGGGCGGATTATCAGAAAATCCTTCTGCTTTGTATTTGCTTGAGAAAAATATGAATAAAGTTGATTGGGAATATTTATCTCGAAATCCTTCTGCTTTGTATTTACTTGAAGAAAATATAGATAAGATAGACTGGGAATTGTTATCATATAATCCTGCTGCTTTGCATTTACTTGAGAAAAATATGAATAAAGTTGATTGGGAGTATTTATCATTAAATCCTTCTGCTTTGTATTTACTTGAAGAAAATTTAGATAAAGTAAATTGGGGATTGTTATCATATAATCCTTCTGCTTTGCATTTACTTGAAGAAACTATGGATAAAATAGACTGGGAATTGTTATCATATAATCCTGCTGCTTTGCATTTACTTGAAGAAAATTTAGAAAAAGTATACTGGAGTAGTATAGCAAAGAATCCTGCTGCTTGTTATTTGTTCGAAACTTATTAATTGATTTAAAAAATTATTTTTATAAAAAATAAAAATGTTACATTCCGATTTAATAAAAGATATAAAAGGGTTTTCAAAAAGGTTTACACAGGATATCCAATTTCTAGATTTCATAGGATTATATGCACTGTCTGCCAATCCTGCAGCAGTAGATTTTCTTTCTAAACATCCGGATAAAATTGATTGGGAAAGTTTATCAGAAAATCCTGCAGCATGGGACTTACTTGAGAAAAATATGGATAAAGTAGATTTTTTTGGGTTATCTGCAAATCCCTTAGCTGTAAGTTTGCTTGAGAAAAATTTAAATAAAGTGGATTGGGAGAAATTATCAGAAAATCCCGCTGCAGTTGGGTTGCTTGAAAAACATCAAGATAAAATATTCTGGGATTGTTTATCTGGAAACCCTGCTGCTATGTGTTTACTTGAAGAAAATATAGATAAGATAGACTGGGAATATTTATCATTAAATCCTGCTGCTTTGTATTTACTTGAGAAAAATTTAGATAAAGTAAGTTGGAAGGAGTTATCTAGAAACCCTGCTGTAATGGATCTACTTAAAAAACATCCAAATAAAATAATTTTGAAATACTTATCTAATAATCCTGCTGCTTTGTTTCTACTTGAGGAAAATGTAGAAAGTACAGATGAATATTATTTATCTGATAATCCTGCTGCTATTCACCTACTTGAAGAAAATCAAGATAAAATAGACTGGGAAAGTATTGTGAATAATCCTGCTGCTATTCACCTGTTTGAAGAAAATGAAGATAAAATAGACTGGGAAAGTATTGTGAATAATCCTGCTGCTATTCACCTGTTTGACGAAAATGAAGATAACATGGGGTGGGAGTTTTAAAAACTTATTTTTATTAAAAATAAAAATGTTACATTTGGAATTAATAAATGATATAAAGAGGTTCTCAAGAGGGTTTAAAGTAACTTCTCAAAATAATATAGATTGGGAATTTCTATCTAAAAATCCTGCAGCAATTCACCTGCTTGAGGAAAATATGGATAAAATAGACTGGTTTTTTCTATCACTTAACTCCGCAGCTTTACACTTACTTGAGAAAAATCTAGATCTAGTTAATTGGTTTAATTTATCTTCTAATCCTGCTGCTTTGCATTTGCTTGAGAAAAATATGTATAAAATAGACTGGTATGGGTTATCTTTAAATCCTGCAGCAATTTACCTGATTGAGAAAAATATGGATAAAATAGACTGGTTTAATTTATCTCAAAATTTTGCAGCTTTTGGATTACTTGATAAAAATTTAGATATAATTAGTCAGTATTGTTTATCAGGAAATCCTGCAGCAATTCACCTGATTGAGAAAAATATGGATAAAATAGACTGGTATAGCTTGTCTGGGAATCCTGCAGCATTGTTTCTACTCGAGAAAAATATAGATAAAATAGATTGGAAGTTGTTAAATACAAATCCTGCAGCTATACACTTATTTGAAGAAAAATATTAATTGATTTTAATAATTTATTTTTATTATAAATAAAAATGTTACATTTGGAATTAATAAATGATGTAAAAGGCTTTTCTAAAAGATTTATTTTAAATAATAAATGTGAAAAAAATATTTCACTGTATGGTTTATCAATAAATCCTTCTGCTATTTATTTTCTTTCTAAACACCAAGATAAAATAGATTGGTATAGTTTATCAGAAAATCCTGCAGCACTGTTTCTGCTTGAGAAAAATCTTAATAAAGTAGTGTGGTGTAATTTATCATTAAATCCTGCAGCATTGTTTTTACTCGAGAAAAATCTTGATAAAGTAAATTGGCATGGTTTATCAACAAATCCTGCTGCTGTACATTTACTCGAGAAATATCCTGATTTAGTTAGTTGGTATAATTTATCAGAAAATCCTGCAGCACTGTTTCTGATTGAGAAAAATCTTGATCTGGTTAGTTGGGATACTTTATGTTATAATCCTGCTGCATTGAGATTACTTGAGAAAAATTTAGATAAACTTTATTTGAATCCGTTAACTACAAATCCTTCTGCAATGTCTTTGATTAAAAAATATATAGATAAAGTAGAATGGAGCTGTTTATCTTTTTTTCCTTTTACTTGGGAGTTACTTGAGAAGAATCTGGATAAAATAAACTGGAGTTCTTTATCTGGAAATCCTGCAGCTATACACCTGCTAGAAGAAAATCCAGATCTGATTAATTGGGAGCGTTTATCTAGAAATCCCGCTGCTATGCATCTACTTGAAGATTATATTAATTGATTTAAAAAATTATTTTTATTACAAATAAAAATGTTACATTCGGAATTAATAAAAGATATAAAAGGATTTTCTAAAAGAATTAAATTGAATAAATTTGCAGATTTAGCTAGTTTATCATCTAATCCTGCAGCTATTGACTTTCTTTCTAAAAACAAATCTAAAAGATGTTGGTGTTGGTTATCATCAAACCCTGCTGCTTTGGAATTGATTGAGAAAAATCTAGATCTAGTTAGTTGGACACATTTATCAAGCAATCTAGCAGCTGTTGACCTTCTATCTAAAAACCCAGATAAAATAAATTGGGGTATTTTATCTCTAAATAGCGCAGCTGGGAAATTATTTGAGAAAAATCAAGAAAATTTAGATTGGGAACTGGTATCTAAATATCCTTCTGCTATACAATTGATAGAGAAAAATCTAGATAAAATACATTGGGGGAATTTATCTCGAAATCCAGCAGCTATGTGTTTACTTGAGAAAAATATAGATAAAATACATTGGGGAAATTTATCTGGAAATCCTTCTGCTTTAAGATTATTGGAGAAAAATCTAGATAAAATACATTGGGGGAATTTATCTGGAAATCCTTCTGCTTTAAGATTATTGGAGAAAAATCTAGATAAAATACATTGGGGGATTTTATCTAGAAATCCTTCTGCTTTAGAATTGCTTGGAAAAAATCTAGAAAGAGTAAGTTGGTATTGTTTGCAATATTCAAATTTTGCAGCTTCGGATTTACTGGAGAAAAATCCAAATAAACTTGATTTGTGGTTGTTATCAGGAAATCCCGCTGCTATGCATCTACTTGAAGAAAAATATTAATTGATTTAAAAAATTATTTTTATTACAAATAAAAATGTTACATTCGGAATTAATAAAAGATATAAAAGGGTATTCTAAAAGAATTAAATTAAATAAAGGTGTATATATATGTGATTTATCAGCTAATCCTGCAGCTATTGACTTTCTTTCTAAAAATGAATATAAAATATGGTGGTGTTGGTTATCATCAAACCCTGCTGCTTTGGAATTGCTTGAGAATAATCAGGATCGAATTTATTGGTTTCAATTATCATCTAATCCTGCAGCCATTGACTTTCTTTCTAAAAACATATCTAAAATAGAGTGGATGAGTTTATCATCAAACCCTGCTGCTAGAAGATTACTCGAGAAAAATGTTAAAAAAGTGGATTGGGATTATTTATCTCGTAATCCTGCTGTTATGTCTTTAATAGAGAAAAATCTAGATAAAGTAAAGTGGGGTAGTTTATCTCTAAATCCTGCTGCTGTGTATTTACTTGAGAAAAATTTAGATAAAATAAACTGGGTATATTTATCCAGTAATCCTTCTGCTTTGAGATTACTTGAGAAAAATTTAGAAAGAGTAGATTGGAAAAAATTATCTCGAAATCCTTCTGCTTTGTATTTACTTGAGAAAAATTTAGAAAGAGTAGATTGGGAAGAATTATCAAAGAATCCTTCTGCTTTGTATTTACTTGAGAAAAATTTAGAAAGAGTAAATTGGTATGATTTACATTTAAATGATGCAGCTTCGGATCTACTGGAGAAAAATCAACATAAACTAAATTTATCAGCTGTATCTAGAAATCCTGCATTTATACATCTGCTCGAAGATTATATTAATTGATTTTAATATATTATTTTTATTTATAATAAAAATGTTACATTTGGAATTAATAAAAGATATAAAAGGCTTTTCTAAAAGAATTAAATTAAATAAAGGTGTAAATATACCTGATTTGTCATCTAATCCTGCAGCCGTTGACTTTCTTTTTAAAAACCCAGATAAAATTGATTGGGATCGTTTTTCAGGAAATCCTGCTGCTTTGGAATTGCTAGAGAAGAATCTAGATCTAGTTAGTTGGAATCTTTTATCTTGGAATCCTGCTGCAATTGAGTTACTTGAGAAAAACCTAGATAAAATAAATTGGGAAATGTTATCTATAAATCCTGCTGCTATACACCTGCTTGAGAAGAATTTGGAAAAAGTAAGTTGGTATTGGGTATCTGTAAATCCTTCCTGTATGTCTCTTATAGAGAAAAATCTAGATAAAGTAGAGTGGGAATATTTGTCTCAGAATCCCGCAGCTATGTGTTTACTTGAAAAAAATATAGAAAGAGTAGATTGGTCGGAGTTATCTCGAAATCCTTCTGCTTTGCATATACTTGAGAAAAATTTAAATAAAATAATTTATGCAGGATTATCATTAAATCCAAAAGGATTAAGCTTGCTTGAGAAAGATCTGGGTAAAACAGATTGGCATTGTTTATATTTAAACGAGGCATCCTTGGACTTACTCGAGAAACATCCAAACAAGATAAAATTACATTTTTTATCTAAAAATCCTGCATTTATACACCTGCTCGAAGATTATATTAATTGATTTTAATATATTATATGTGTTTAAAATAAAAATGTTACATTTGGAATTAATAAAAGATATAAAAGGGGTTTCTAAAAGAATTAAATTAAATAATAATGTAGAAACATCCTTATTATCATTAAATCCTGCAGCTGTTTACTTTCTTTCAGAAAACCCAAATGAGATAGATTGGGGTTATCTTTCAGGCAATCCTACATCTTTGTTTCTACATGAAAAAAATCTAAACAAGATAGACTGGGATAATTTATCTTTTAACCCTTCCGCAGTTGACTTGCTTGAGAAAAATATAGAAAGAGTAAATTGGTATAAATTATCTCATAATCCTGCTGCTGGGAGATTAATTGAGAAAAATATAGAAAGAGTAGATTGGGGTTATTTATATTTATCTCGAAATCCTTCTGCTTTGTATTTACTTGAGAAAAATCCAGATAAAATAGACTGGCATTGTTTATCTCAAAATCCTGCTGCTATACACCTGCTTGAGAAAAATATAGAAAGAATAGATTGGAAGTGTTTATCTTGGAATCCTTCTGCCTTAAGATTACTCGAGAAAAATCCAGACAAAATAGACTGGGAAATGTTAAATTCAAATCCTGCTGCTATATGTCTGCTGGAGGAAAATCCTGATAAAATATATTGGTATAGACTATCTGAAAATCCTGCTGCTACATACTTGATAGAGAAAAATCTAAACAAGATAAACAAATATAACTTATATAACAATCCTGCTGCTATGTTTCTACTTGAAATAAATTTGCGCCTGTTTGAAACTGACCTGGATGAAATAGATTGGTATGCTTTATCTGAAAACCCTACTGCTATACACTTACTTGAAGAAAAATAAATGATTTTAATATATTATTTTTATTTAAAATAAAAATGTTACATTTGGAATTAATAAAAGATATAAAAGGTTTTTCTAAGAAATTTTTTCATAATAAAAATGATCATATAAGCTTATATTGGATGACTTACCCTTATTATATAGCATCAAATTATATGTCTTTTAATCCTGCAGCTATTGAATTTCTTTTCAAAAATCAAGATAAAATAGACTGGAAATATTTATCTTTTAATCCCTCTGCAATTGAATTACTTGAGAAAAACCTAGATAAAATATCTTGGGAGTACTTATCTGTAAACTCTTCTGCTATTCATCTACTTGAATCCAACCAAGAAAAAATAAATTGGAAAAGGTTATCTTTAAATCCTGGTGTAATACACCTACTTGAATCCAACCAAGATAAAATAAATTGGGAGATGGTATCTAGAAACCCTAGTGCTATGGAGTTATTTGAAAAAAATCAAGATAAAATAGACTGGAAAGGATTATCTCAAAATCCTGTTGCAATTGACTTACTTAAGAAAAATATAAATAAAATAGACTAGAAGAATTTATCTAGAAACCCTGCTGCATTATGCCTGCTTGAATCAAATCAAGAAAAAATAGATTGGTATGGTTTATTTCATAATCCTTGTGCTATACATCTGCTTGAAGAAAATCAAGATAAATTATGGTCAAAATATATGGCTGATAATCCTGCTGTCATTCATTTAATCGAAGAAAAACAAGATAAACTAGTGCTGGAAATTATTATTAAATATTAATTGATTTTAATATATTATATGTGTTTAAAATAAAAATGTTACATTTGGAATTAATAAATGATTTAAAAAGGTTTTCTAAAAAACTTATCTTAAATAATATAAGATTCTGTGATCTAGAAAATTTATCATCAAACCCTGCAGCAGTAGATTTTCTTTCTAAAAACCCGGATAAAATAGATTGGTATTGTTTATCTGAAAATCCTGCAGCTTTGGGATTACTTGAGAAAAATCCAAATAAGATAGATTGGAGTTATATATCTGAAAATCCTTCTGCTTTGGAATTACTTGAGAAAAATTTAGATAAAATAAATTGGAGTTATTTATCTAATAATCCCGCAGCATTGTACTTACTTGAGAAAAATTTAGATAAAATAGATTGGAAGATTTTATGTTGGAATCCTGCTGCTTTATATCTGCTTGAGAAAAATTTAGATAAAATAAATTGGAAGTATTTATGCTATAATCCTGCTGCTATTCACCTGCTCGAGAAAAATCCAGATAAAATAGACTGGGAGAGTTTATGTTGGAATCCTGCCGGATTAGGATTATTAGAGAAAAATCAAGATAAAATAGACTGGGAGAGTTTATCAAATAATCCTGCTGCTTTGGGATTACTAAAAGAAAATTTAGAAAAAGTAGATTGGGATTACTTATCTAAAAATCCTTCTGCTTTGGAATTACTTGAGAATAATCCGAACAAAATAGAATGGTATTGGTTATTATATAATCCTGCTGCTTGGGACTTGATCGAAGAAAATAAAGATAAACTAGAATATTATGAAAGCGATTCTTGCTGTGAAAGCGATTCTTGCTGTGAAAGCGATTCTTGCTGTGAAAGCGATTCTTGCTGTATACCTCATACCTAAAAAATTATTAAACGATTTTAATAATTTATTTTTAATAAAAATAAAAATGTTACATTCAGAATTAATAAATGATTTAAAAAGTTTTTCTAAAAGAATTAGTGATGTAAAACAAATAAATTGGAGAGCTTTATCGTCAAACCCTGCAGCAATAGATTTTCTTTCTAAACATCCAAACAATATAGATTGGTGGAATTTATCTCAAAACATAGGAGCTCTATGTTTGCTTGAGAAAAATCTGGATAAAGTAGACTGGATGAAATTATCACATAATCCTGCTGCAATAAAGTTACTTGAATCCAACCAAGATAAAGTAAACTGGAAGTATTTATCATTAAATCGTTCTGCTGCTGATTTGCTTGAATCAAACCAAGATAAAATAGACTGGGAAATGGTATCTAGTAATCCTTCTGCATTATTTTTACTCGAGAAAAATTTGGAAAAAATAGATTGGGATAATCTGTCTTACAATCGTGCAGCTATATACCTGTTTGAGAAAAATTTAGATAAAATAAATTGGGATCTTTTATCATGTAATTCTGCTGCAATTGAGTTGCTTGAAAAAAACCCAAATAAAATAATTTGGAATTGGTTGTGTAAAAATCCTGCAGCTTTGTGTTTACTCGAAAAAAATATAGAAAAAGTAAATTGGTTTATTTTATCAAGTAACCCTGCTGCTTTGTGTTTACTCGAATCCAACCAAGACAAAATAAATTGGGAAAATTTAAGTTTAAATCCTGCTGCTATACACCTGCTTGAATCTAATCAAGACAAAATAGACTGGGACGATTTAGCTAGAAACCCTGCTGCAATACATTTAATCGGGGTTTAAATAATTGTTTTTATTTAAAATAAAAAATGATGAATTCGGAATTAATAAATGATATAAAAGGGTTTTCAAAAAGAATTACACCAAGTAATTGGAATATAACATTTGTGGAACCATATGTTTTATCCCAGAATCCTTCTGCATTAGACTTTCTCGAGAGAAATCCAGACAAGATAGATTGGGATGGATTATCTGAAAATCCTGCAGCCTTGGGATTGCTCGAGAAAAATCTAGATAAAGTAAATTGGCGAGGGTTATCTCTTAATCCTGCTGCTTTGTTTTTACTTGAGAAGAATTTAGAAAGAGTAAATTGGAATAATTTATCTCTTAATCCTGCTGCTTTGTGTTTGCTCGAGAAAAATCAAGACAAAATAAATTGGAATAATTTATCTTTTAATCCTGCTGCTATACACCTGCTTGAGAAAAATTTAGAAAGAATAAATTGGTATAATTTATCTAAAAATCCTTCTGCTTTGGGATTACTTGAAAAAAATCCAGACAAAATAGACTGGTATTATTTATCAACAAATCCTGCAGCTTTAAAGTTACTTGAGAAAAATCAGGATAAAGTAATTTGGTGGTTATTAAATGGCAATCCTGGAGTATTAGAATTGCTGGAGAAAAATTTAAATAAAATAGAGTGGTGGAACCAGATAATTAAAAATCCTTCTACTATTCATTTAATTGAAGAAAATCCATATGTTACTGACTGGGATAATAAATTTGCTATTAATCCTGCTGCAATACATTTAATTGAAGAAAATCAGAGTATTTTATCCTGGAAGGAACCTCAAGAAGAATATGATTCGAATTAAGGTTAAATATTTGATTTTATTTAAAATAAAAATGATGCATTCGGAATTAATAAAAGGTATAAAGAGTTTTTCAAAACAAATTAAATCTAATAATAAATTATTAAATGTTAATTGGACTGAATTATCGAGTAACCCCGCTGCTATTGACTGCCTGAAAAGAAATCAAGATAAAATCAATTGGATTGTTTTGTCTGAAAATCCTGCAGCTTTGTGTTTACTCGAGAAAAATATGGATAAAATAAGTTGGAATAGTCTCTCGAGAAATCCTTCTGCTTTATATTTACTTGAGAATAATCCAGATAAAATAAATTGGCCCATGTTATCAAGAAATCCTGCAGCTTTATACTTGCTTGAGAAAAATCCAGATAAAATAGATTGGGGTTGGTTATCGAGAAACCCCGCAGCATTGTACTTGCTTGAGAAAAATCTAAATAAAGTAAATAACTGGAGATTGTCTCAAAATCCTGCTGCTGTGGGATTGCTTGAGAAAAATATAGAATTGATAGACTGGGAAGTAGCTAGTACTAATCCTAGTCTTATCTGTTTGCTAGAGAAAAAATTGGAAGAAATAAAATGGGTTGATTCAGAAGATCCTGGTTTTGATGAAGAAGGAATTAAAGATTTTTATGGAGTGTATTCAAATCCTGCTGCTGTGAGTATTATAGAGAAACATTTAGATAATGTATACTGTGCAACTAGTAATCCTGCTACGTATACTTGAAGAAAATCAAAAAGAAATAGATTGGGAGAATGATATATTCATGAACCCAGCTGCAGTTCACTTAATAGAAGATACTATTTAATAGAAGATACTATTAAATGGAAAATATATTTTCCATTACTTATTAATAATAAATTACAATTTATTATAGTGTAACTCTCAAGGTATGGGTTACTACAATTATATTTTAATTTTCTAATTAAAATAAGGTTAAACAAATATTGCTTAGACCAAGAATTATGAACAGACAAAACAGATATACCAGTGTGGACTCATTAATGCCTCCAAATTATAGTAATTCTAAAATTATGCCGCATGCTCCAGCAGATACTTTATTAAATCCAGATCCTACTTACGTTTATACTGATGATTTTTTCAAACAACCTGAAGCTAATATCTTTCTACAGAATATCCAACCAAATGAGTATAGCTTTTCCATGGAAAAAACTCCTATAAATAGTAATTTGGGAATTACATATATGCCTCAAATACCACCTATATTTTCAGATCAGGTTTATACTCAAAATGGCAAATACCCGATTTACACCAGAATCGATCCGCAATTGATTCGCGAATCAGGTCCTGCCTCAAACTTGACGGATCAGCCTCGCCGCGAAGCTTGGAGTGCGAAATACTCTGATTGGGAAGTACCAGGCAGCACTGACTATAATGATATTTATAGTCCTGATTTTTCAGGTTATAGTACAGGGCTATTTAATTCATACAGCGATGTAAACAGCGGAAATACTAGCTATTATGTATCGGACTATGACAGTTATAGGTATCCTAACTTTATAGTTAGATCCAACGTGGATTTTATAGACTATACCGATCCACAGGGTAAAACAAGTCCCCAGTACGAACGAATTAGTAATTTGAACCAATACCGCCCTATAGCTGAAAGTGAATTTGTGGCTGATACCTCTTTCTTCAGAGATTCAATCATGGAGTCAAATATGAGGAAAATGAACTCTGAGAATTGGCAAGCCAGGCAAGCTCCTTTGTCCAGACAAGCAAATTCTCGTTATAGTACATATGGTTATTAAATTGATATTTTAAATAATAAATTTAAAATAATTAAAAAATATAAATGGTTATTTGTGGAAAATATAATAAAAATGATTGTAAAAAACGAGCTGAATATGGCTATGAATACAGAAAGCCATTATCTTGTAAGGAACACTTTGATGAAAAAATGGAAGAAGTTAAACGCAAACGATGTGAATACCCTGACTGTAAGTCAACCCCTTGCTTCGGGATTAAAGGGAGTAAAATTCCTTTGTATTGTTTTAAACATAAGTTGCCTGATATGTGTAATGTAACAAATAGAAAATGTATTGTTCCAGAGTGTAATGTGCTTGCGAGCTATAATTATGAAGGAAAGCCGAAGATGTATTGTTTCAAACATAAATTAGATAATATGATTAGTGTTGGTGTAAAATTATGCGAAAAAGAAGATTGTAATAAAACTCAGCCTAGATATAATTATAAAGGTGAGAAAATAGGAATTTTTTGTTCCAATCACAAACTCGATGGAATGATAAATATAAAGAAAGTATTATGCGAAGTCGATAATTGTACAGTTGGGGCAGGATATAACTATAAACATTTAAAACATGGGAGATTTTGCTTTCGTCATAAGCTTGAAGGAATGATTAATTTTAAAAATAAATATTGTGAAGCTGATGATTGCTCTACTCTTGCAAATTATGGAGAAAAAGGCACCAAAGAAGCTAGGTTTTGTGTAAAACATAAAAATTCTAATCACGTAAACATTAAAAAAAGACACTGCATAGCTGATGGTTGTTATATCACTGCTACCTATGGAGAAAAAGGAACTAAAAAAGCTAGGTTTTGTGCAAAACATAAAAATATTAATGATATTAACGTCGCAGGAAAACAATGTGAAATGCCTGGATGTTACATGCAAGCTAGATATAATAACAAAGGAAAAAAGACTAGGAAATATTGTCTATTGCATAAAAAAGACTCTATGATTAATGTTGTTTCAAAATTGTGTAAATCCCCAGGATGTGAAATAATGCCTATATTTGGATTTGAATCTGATAAAATTGTAAAATTTTGTACCAAGCATAAAGAACCTGGGATGGTAAATTTAAAGTCCAAGAAATGCGAGTACGAAAATTGTAAGAATATTGCTCGCTACAATCATAAGGGCCATACTTCTAGAATATTATGCTGTAGCCATAAATCGAAAGATATGGTCATAATGGGCGTGAAAATATGCGAACACGATAATTGTTATATCGAAGCTGCTTTTGGGTCCGAGAATGAAAATATTAAAAAATTTTGCTCGAGTCATGCTTTTACTGGAATGATAAATTTATCTACTAAAAAGTTATGCGAAATTAGCGAATGTAAAGGTACGGCAAGATATAATTTAAAAGAATTTAGAACTCCAAGATTTTGCAGTAGTCATAAAGAAGATTCAATGATTAATGTTGTATCACAAAAATGTAAGCATCCCGATTGTTATACAATTCCTATATTTGCATTTACATACAATAAACGTGAATTATATTGTGTCAAGCATAAATTAGACCAGATGGTTGATGTTAGAACCAGACGCTGTTGTATTGAAAATTGTAATAACATAGCTAAATTGGGCTATCCGGGAAAAGACGTATCTCGCTGCTTGCAACACAAAAAAGAAGGATATATTAGAAACCCAAAAAGAAGATGTATTGATTGTTTTAACTATGCATTGTATGGATCGTCTCGAGATTTTTTGATACATTGTGAAGAACATAAATTACCTCATGAAGAGAATCTATGTCTTCAGCGATGTAAAGAATGTAATAACCTTGAAATTTGTAATGCAAATCAAATTTGTTTCGAATACTGTATCAACAGTGATAATTTTTCTAGAAACAAGAAATATAAGGAACTCTTAATTAAAACTTTACTTGAAACTAATATTTCTATTCCTTTGGATTTCTATGACAGAATTATTGATTCATCTCTTAACAGATACAGACCTGACTTTGTTTATAAACTTAATAGTCATGCTGTAGTCATTGAAGTAGATGAATTTTGTCACACTAATTATAATCTAAATTGTGATAATCTTAGAATGCAAGCTATTGCTCAAGCTTTAATGATTCCGTGTTACTTCATTCGGTACAATCCAGATTCATATAAAAAGGGAAATGATAGATTGAATCCTTCGAATTATGTGAGACACAAGAAATTACTAGAATATGTTAATCATTGTATAAACACTCCAACTCAGACACTAAAAGTAATTAAACTGTTTTATCACGACACGGAAGAGATTTTTACAGATCTCGAAGAATATTAAACAGACTAATAAAATTTATGTTAAATACTTAATTTAATATCATAAAATGCCTCACTCTGAAAATGACTGCAGCTGGTGTTCAAATAGATTATTCGATGGAGAATATAGAGCAATAGATTGTCCTGAAATTGATTCTCTAAAAGATGTACTTGGTGCAAAATTTATTATATTAAAAAATTGTGATAATTTAAAATATATTGTGCTTAATGAAGAATTAAAAATTACTGAATTAGATTGTAAAAATTGTAATAGTTTACGATATATATTCTATGCAGACTGCATTGAGACTTTGATCTGTAATAACTGTAATATGTTAGATAATATAAAGTCTAAAGGCGCAAATGGTGATATTATGGATATTCCAAGACTAAAAACATTAGAAATTAAAAACAATGCAGAATTACCTATAACTATACAATTTCAAAATTTAGAAAGTTTGAATTGTGCTGGATCTAAAAATATATCCATAGGGCCAATGGCGAACCTGAAAACATTGGATTGCTCAAATACCAATAACATTATTCAAATAAGTAATTTTAAAAATTTAGAGTCATTGACTGCTAGAAATTGTCAACAAGTATTATTTGATGGGGTTAGTAAATTAAAATATATTGATATTAATATGTGCAAACAGTTTTCAGATATCTATGGTCCTAATTTTGATAAACTAAAAGAACTAGATTGTTCAAATACTGATATTGCTTTAATACATGAGTTTTTAGAACTAGAAACATTGACAGCTGACAACTGTAAAAACCTAGGATCTTTTGCAAATAACCCTAAATTACATACTGTTTCTATTTATAAGTGCGAAAAGATTGTAAAAATTTATAATAACAATTCAGCTTTGAGATTTTTAGATTGCTCTCACTGTTATAATTTAAATGAAATAAACAATATACACACATTAAAGGAAATAATTTTTTATTGCTGTACTAACTTGGATATCATGAATATGGGATTCTATAATATAGAAGAAAAATATATCAATCCATATATGAATAAACAACATGCATCTGGAATAAAATTAACTACAAATTTACCATATGTATTTGTACCAAAACCTGATTTACGGTGGTTAGCACATAGAAACCAACATAATTATTAATATATTTTATATTTACTAGAAAAGAACATAAATATTTCAGTCTCGCTTCTTTCTGGAGACTATTAAAATAAATATTATTTTTAATCAAAATTAAAAATTGAAAAAGTTCAAAAATCCATTTTTTACAGTCTTACCTCTCACTCGGTAAAAACTTCAAAAAATCTAAAGTCTGTGTAGGTATCCATCCCATTTTAATAGGGAAAAAATTCTAGTATCCTTTCTGCTCAGAAGTTATTAAATTAAATATTAATTTTATTCAAAAATGATTCAAAGTTATTAATTTCAATCTACTTTCACACTGAAACTATTAAAAATAATATTAAATTAAATCAAAATTAAAAATTGAAAACTTTGAAAAATCCATTTTTTACAGTCTCTATTTCCACTCGGAAAAAACTCAGAAAAATGTAAAGTCTGTGTAGGTATCCATCCCATTTTAATAGGGAAAAAATTCTAGTATCCTTTCTGCTTGAAAGCTATTAAATTAAATATTAATTTTATTCAAAAATAGTTCAAAGTTATCGATTCGAGTCTTCTGTCTGCTCGAAAACTATTAAATAAAATATTATTTTTATTCAAAAATAAAAATTGAAAACTTTGAAAAATCCGTTTTTTATAGTCTTACCTCTCACTCGGAAAAAAGTCTAAAAAACATAAAGTCTGGGTGGTTATCCAACCATTTTTGATAGGAAAAAATCCCAGTCTCTTTTTCTCTCGGAACCTATTAAATTAAATATTAAATTAAATAAAAAATAATTCAAAGTTATTAATTATTAGTATACTCTAACACTGAGACTATTAAAATAAATATTATTTTTAATTAAAATTAAAAATTGAAAACTTCCAAAAATCCATTTTTTACAGTCTTAAGTGTGACTCGAGAAAAAGTTGAAAAAATGTAAAGTCTGGGTGGTTATCCATCCCTTTTTAATAGGGAAAAAATTATAGTGTGTTTTCTACTCGAAAGCTATTAAAATAAATATTAAATTAATTCAAAAATAAAAATTGAAAACTTTGAAAAATCCAAAATTCACAGTCTATGAGATTGCTTGAGAAAAACTCCAAAAAACCTAAAGTCTGGGTGGTTATCCATCCCATTTTAATAGGGAAAAAATTCTAGTGTGTTTTCTACTCGAAAGCTATTAAAATAAATATTAAATTAAATCAAAATTAAAAATTGAAAACTTTGAAAAATCCAAAATTCACAGTCTCTGAGGTTACTCGGTAAAAACTCCAAAAAATGTAAAGTCTGGGTGGTTATCCATCCCGTTTTAATAAGGAAAAATTATTAGTCTCAATTCTGCTCAGAACCTATTAAATTAAATATTTATTTTAATCTAAAATGATTTAAAATTATTAATATCAGTCTCATTTCACACTGAAACTATTAAAATAAATATTAAATTAAATCAAAATTAAAAATTGAAAACTTCCAAAAATCCGTTTTTTACAGTCTTTGAGTTCACTTGGAAAAAAGTTGAAAAAACCTAAAGTCTGGGTGGTTATCCATCCCATTTTAATAGGGGAAAAATTCTAGTATCCTTTCTGCTCAGAAGTTATTAAATTAAATATTAATTTTATTCAAAAATAGTTCAAAGTTATCGATTCGAGTCTTCTGTCTGCTCGAAAGCTAATAAATTAAATATTAAATTAATTCAAAATTAAAAATTGAAAACTTCCAAAAATCCAAAATTTACAGTCTTTATTCTCACTCGGGAAAAACTCCAAAAAACCTAAAGTCTGGGTGGTTATCCATCCCTTTTTAATAGGGAAAAAATATCAGTCTGATTTTCACTCGGAACCTATTAAATTAAATATTATTTTTATTCAAAAATAAAATTGAAAACTTTGAAAAATCCATTTTTCCCAGTCTTTGTTCCTACTCGGAAAAAACTCAAAAAAATGTAAAGTCTGTGTAGGTTATCCATTCCATTTTAATAGGGAAAAAAGTTTTAGTCTTCTTTCTACTCGGAAGTTATTAAATTAAATATTATTTTAATTCAAAAATTAAAATTGAAACCCAAAATTCTTAGTCTCTGTTTCCACTCGAAAAACCCTTATACTTATCTGTATCTTCTTTTCACTTGGATAATATTGGTCTTTATCTTTTTTATCATCATCCAACTTCATAATTATTTTTTTATATTCCTATTGAAAATATGAACAAAAATAATACCTTCAGATACATAACTTCATCTGAAAAGACAGGTACTGTAAATGACATTTCCCTAGTGCCTTTAGACTGTACTACATTGGATATTGTTAATCACAAGGAAAACTTAGACTTTTCTGCTTTCGAGAGTTTAAAAGTCATTAGACTTACAAGGTTTGACGGTGAAAAGATAGAAGGATGCTCAAATGTAGAATTCATGTTTTTGCATGACTGTAATAATTTAAAATCTCTTCCAAGTTCAAGCAATCTTTTAGAATTAAGTTGTACTTACTGTAACTCATTGGAAAAAATTTCGAATTTTCCTATTTTAGAGCGACTCCAGGTATTATCTTCTAGTGTTACTGCTATTTTCTCTCTTCCCGAATTACTCTTTTTAGATATATCTGGTTGTAGCAAGTTTGTAGCTATTAATACATGTGAAAATGTTGTTACATTCAAATGTAATAACTCTAAGGTTTCAATTATTCCAAGCTTTCCAAAGTTAAATCGTCTTGAGTGTAACAATTGTAAAGAACTTGGGGGTATACCTGAATTGAAAAGTCTGAAGTATCTTTCCTGTGAGTCAAATGAACAAATAAAAAAAATTCCTGAAATAGAAACACTAATAGAATTAGATTGTTCAAATAGTGGAATAAAGACGTTACCTGTTTTTAATAATTTAAAAATTTTGAAATGTATTGGGTGTCCTATAAGACTCATTAAATCTATGCCGAGTCTTGAATATCTAAATTGTAAAAATTCCGGTGTAGAAATAATAAAGGAAATGCCAAATTTAAAAATCTTGAATTGTTCTGACTGTGAGGATTTGAATGAAATTAAAGGTTTAAATTCTATTGAAGTTTTTACATGCGAGAATTGTGAAAACTTGAATGAAATACCAATTTTAAGTGGAACTATTACCCTAGGAGGATGTCCTAAAATTAAAGCTTTTTTGGCGTCCCATGTGAAGTCTCTTGTATGTATTTTATGTGAAAAACTAAATTTTGTTTTTATATCAAGCAGTAAAAATATTGAAACTATAAGGTGTATTGACTGTGTGAATTTAAGATTAATATCTACTGATGAGTTTCCGGATTTGAGTGAATTAAAATTTACAGGATGTAATAATTTATTTTTTACAGTAAACGGCTATCTAGATATAGATTTAGAGGATGTCGATTTTAGTAATATACCAACAGACTGTATTTATCTGTATTCTTTTAATTACAGTGAAGAAGGTATTGATTTTTCACGATTTCCTGATTTAAAAATTCTAATAATTGAAGATTTTAAATCAGAAATTTTAAATTTTGGAAATGTAGAAAAACTTAATATAAAAAATTCTAACTTGGGGTCACTTCCGCCTTCAAAACACATTAATCTTTTACAATGTGAGTCAACTAATCTTAAAACACTTAGCGACTTTCCTGCTTTAACTGAGTTGAGTTTGACATACTGTAAATCAGATACTAAAATTAGTAAGTGTGAAAACATTATTATACTTGAATGTTATGATTGTTTGATTTTTGAGTTACCTGATTTGCCAAATTTAAAAAAGTTAACATGTAAGAATTGTCCTGAGCTAAAAGAAATTCCTGAATACAACACTTTGGAAACTTTGATATGCTCAGATCTTAAAATCCGTAAATTACCAGCTTTGAATTCACTCTTAAATCTTGGTTGTACTAATTGCCTCATGAAAGAAATACCCTTTTATGAAAAGTTAAAAGGGTTATATTGTGCAACCTGCTTGTTCTTGGAAACTATTCCAGAATACAGAAATCTTAATTATTTTATATGTAAAGACAATAACAAAATAGTCTCTCTTCCTCTAGTCAGCGGGAACGTTGAAATAAAGAATTGTAGCAATTTGGAGAGCATTGTGTTATTTAATTTAAATAATTTTATATGTATGCAATGCCCTAAGTTAATTACAGTATTTATAACAGAATCGACCGATATTAAAGAATTAAAAAGTGTCGATTGCAGGAACTTAATACTTATTATGGCAGATGTCACTCTTCGATCAGTAGACAATGTTTCGGTTACAGGAAGTCCTGATTTGTTTTTATCAGAGAAATTAAGAATTAACGGCGCTGAGTCTACGATAAACGGAATTTTGAGTTACATATTAAAGGATTATCTTATTATTAAACAAAATGTACCGCAAGTTTAACAATCAAATAAAAAATGACCTAATACGGACCTATTGTAAAAACAAGGTAGTTTTTGATATTGGAGCAGGAGTAGGAGGAGATTTGGTGAAGTATGAAAAAAGCAATGTTGAATTTCTTTATGCTCTTGAACCAGACGAGAAAAAGATAGTAGAATTTAAAAAGCGTCTACCAAAAGACATGAAAGACAAAACAGAAATCATAATTGCTCCAGGCGAAGAATACATTGAACTCGAAGACGTAGATGTAACTGTTTCGATGTTTAGTATGTCTTTCTTTTTCGAGTCTGATCAAGTTTTAGACAAATTCATTGAAAACATTAAAGGAGAATTTTTTATTGGCACAATGTTAGACGGAGATAAATTAAAATTTAATTCTGGTATAATCAAAGGAAGTTTTTTTGAAATAAAACAATTAGAAAATAATAAAATTAGTATCTATCTTAATAACACTCCTACTGTACAAGGTGTCCAAATAGAGTGGGTAAGCTCTTTCGAAAAACTAAAGGAAAAGTTAAAACGACGAGGTTACGGGTTGATTGACACTCGATTATTTAGTAAATTCATAGGGTTTGAGGATCTTAAACCTGATGAGAAAAAGCTCCTTTCTTTGTATAGAACATTTGTCTTTTCCAAGCACCCAGATACTTTGGAATTAACAAATGTAGATACAGTAAGTTCGACATTACTAGTAAAAAATTTAATCTGTTATAATTGTCCGGATCTCCATTTTCTTCCTGATTTATATAACTTGGAGACATTGAAATTAATTCGGGCTGATGTATATCTTATTTCACATTTAATTAATTTGAAGGAATTAATAATTGAAAACTGCGAAAATATTAAAAAAATTCCTGTATTAAGAAAATTAAAAATATTAATTTGTACTTCATGTGACTTACTTGAAGATATTCCTATTTTGGACTCACTCGAAACTTTAAAATTGGAAAATTGTAATAATATTTTTACAATTAATTCATATAAAAAATTATATTTATTATCAAATAAAAACATTAAAAAGATTTTAAAAAATAAGAATATTAATAATTTAAGTATTATCAATTGTAATCCTGAATTGTTGATAGAAGACGATCTTTTTGATTTAAAGTCTTTGGAGTGTGATAATCCTAAATTCCTTTCAAAAGGTAAAACAGTAACTACTCTTTTTTTACATTCTATACCAGACACTCAGATCATTGAAACTTTTAAAAATTTAAAGATACTTAGCTTCGATAATTGTAATGCATTCATTCCAACACTTAATCTTGAAGAATTGATTATTAATGAATGTCCTAATGTAGAATTTATTCCTAAACTTGACAAATTAAAAACTCTAAAATGTATTCGTCTTGAAAAATTACAGTCTTTGCCCGACTTTGATAATTTAATTTCCTTAGAATGTATTTTATGTGAAAAATTAGTTACACTCCCTAAGAATAACGTTCTACAAGAATTATATTTAGAAAAATGTTCTGGTGTAGAAAAACTACCTAAAATAAGGACAATAAGTTATTTACACTGCGAGTTTTGTCCTAAAATCGAATCAGTTTTTATTTATGCCGAAAACGGAGTTTTGATATTTAATTTTTGTATTAATCTTCGTTTTATCCGAGTGTACTCAACAATGCTTGAAGAAATTAGATGTTCTTTCTGTCCCGAATTAAGTTATATACTATTAAATGATACACAGAAATTAAAAATAATAGACTCAAAGTCAGTCTTCGTACCGAAAAGAATAAGAGAAAAATTCAATATACCTTTTAGCTTAGACGGAATTCTTTCTGCTGTGTTGACTGGGAAATCATTGAAATAAAAAATTTTAATTTAAATTAAAATTGTAGTTTAAATAAAAATTGTAGTTTAAAATAAGACAACTGAATAAAAATGTCTTGCGACTTTACTCTTTGTGAAGATCATACTAGTCACTCCTGCTGTAAGCCAGTAGATGAAAGTAATTATCCCGAATTAAAGATTACCTCCCCTTTCGACTCCTTTGAAGAACAAATAAAAATAAAGAATGTTAATACTATTATTGTTGATTCAAATGTAAAATGTAACGACCCTGAGTGCGAATATCAGGGAATGTGTATGCTTAAATTTGTAAAATATATAGGAAACAGAGAATGTATTACAAGAGATGACTCGGGTAATCATTATTTAATCTCTTTCAAGTTTATAAAGAGTTTTAGACTTTTTCGAGAGCCCTAGACTTTTTCTACAGTAGCTGTGCCGACTCCCTTAGCATATTCAACTAGGTCTTCTAATTTTCTAAACATCTTTCCGTCTCCACTTGGAGCATATTCGGAAAAGAATTTTTTGTTGTTATAACTAACAATTGTCGGGACACCTTTTGCTTGGAATCCCCATGCTTTAGGATTAATTCTATTCATCAATGTAGGATTGTTTCTTACATCTACCTTGCAAATTTTCATTCCAGGAGTTTTATTACCAACTGTAGCGAATCTAGCATAATCTTGTTTCATATTATTACAATGTCCACACATATCAGAATAAAACATAATAACAACCTTTTCGGGATACAATTTAAGAGTACCATCAACATCAAAATCTAAATCCTTGAGGGGGATAGTATCCTTTTCAAAATCCGGAGCATAAACCTGGTCGTTCATCTTATTTTCTTTAAGGAAGATATTATTTTTAAGTTTAAATAAAAATCCTCTATTTGGATTAATTATATTTCTTTTTGATTTCACCAAAGCATAAGCTTTCTCGAAACCCAATAAAGGAATTAAATATGCAAGTATTATAGTAGCCGAGCGAGAAATTCCAGCCATACAATGCACTAAAATCGGCTCATCCTTTTGAAGGTAACTATTAATTATTTTTCTCGTTGGTTCAAAGTATCTTTCAATCTTTTCATCAGGGTGATCATAAGCATGAAAAAAATGATTCTTAATATTATTAGCTTTGTAATAATCTAATATTTTTTCGTCTCTCGGAGTCGTCTCAAGAGTAATTATACATTTAATATTATTTTTATTCAAAAAAGAAAAGTCCTCGGAGTCTTCCCAATTACCTAAGAAAAGATTTGGTAGTATTTCACTCATTTCTTACAGTGATAGAAAATTAAAACCAAAACTAAAACAACTACGAGTACCATGACCCAAGTATTATCAGAAGAAGAGGTAGGAGAGCTCTTCAAAGTAAAAGATGTTTTCTTACCAGCGATAGCATTCTTTGGCCCCCAAACAGGTCCTTTCCCGACATCAACATATTGATTAGACTCGTACAAGGCGGTCGGTAAATAATACCATCCCTCCTTTTGTGGTTGCTTTCCCAAAGGACCCGACATTAACTTTGCAGCATTTTCCTTAAACACAGCAGCTTGTTCTCCATTACTGATTCCAAATATATTATAAAAAGGTTCATTGCTTTTTACTTGCTTCATAATATTATTATATACATTTTCATTGTAAGTATCTTCCATTGGCATTCCTGCTTGTGACATTGAAAGTTCATTGAAATTAGTTACATTTGTATCATACTTGAGTTTTAAAGCTGCTTTTAATGCAGCAGAAGGAGGAGGAGAAGATTTAGGAAGATTCAAGGTATAAGGCATACTTTTCATTTGCTTCATATCCTTGTAAGCATCAACACTGTAAGTATCTTCCATAGGCAGACCCGCATTGGAACTTTGGAGCTGATTAAAATTGGTTGAATCTGTTTGATATTTAAGATTCATAGCATAACTCGGAGGCATACTTTCTAACTCTTGCTTTCCGATACTGTTACTTGCATCCATACGGAGTGTAGCTAATGATGGATTATACTGCTCGGACAAAGTTTGATAATTGGCTGACATTTTTAATATAAAAACACAAAATAAATATATTTGTTGTAAATTAGACTGACTCCGCATTGAAAAAACTATTTCTTGATATAAATGAGAAGAATAATAGAAACTATAAAATCGGATTTAGTATTAACTCTGCTTGGAGATTATTAAATTAAATATTATTTTTAATCTAAATTAAAAATTGAAAACTTCCAAAAATCCATTTTTTACAGTCTTACCTTCCGCTCGGAAAAAACTCTAAAAACCTAAAGTCTGGGTAGTTATCCATCCCTGTTTTAATAGGGAAAAATTATCAGTCTCTGTTTCTCTTAGAGACTATTAAATTAAATATTATTTTTAATTAAAATTAAAAATTGGTTTCCAGTCTATTCATTTCTTCTTCTGTTATTCTTCAAGTAAATGAATAGCAGAAGGATTCCCAGATAAATATTCCCAATTTATTCTATTTGGATATTTCTCTATCAAGTTAATAGCTGCAGGATTACATGATAAACTATACCAAACCACGTAATTTAAATTTATCTCAAAAAATTCCAAAGCTGCAGGATTACATGATACCATAAACCAGTTTACTTTATCTAGATGTTTTCTAAGTAAGTACCAAGCAGCAGGATTTCTAGATAAACATTTCCAATCTATTTCAACTTGTCTTTTCAAAATTAATCCAAAAGCAGCAGGATTTTCATTTAAATATACCCATTTCGTTTTATTCTCAAGTAAATGAATAGCTGCAGGATTTGTAGTCAATTCCCTCCAACTCATTTTATCTTGATTTTTCTCAATCAAGTCAATAGCAGCAGTATTTTCTGATAGTCTGAACCAGTCTAGTTTATCTTGATTTTTCTCAAGTAAACACAAAGCCTGCAGGATTTGTAGATAATTCACTCCAATTTATTTTATCTTTATTTTTCTCAAGTAAACTTAAAGCTGCAGGATTAGACGATAACTTACCCCCAACTTACATTTTTATTTATTTTTATGTCTTTTGAAAGACTTTTAATATCATTTATTAATTCAAAATGTAACATTTTTATTTTTAATAAAAATAAATTATTAATATCAATTAATAATTTACAGAGTAAGGTATAATTAGAAATATTTTAACACTCTATTTTGACTCGAAAAGTATTAAATTAAAAATTGAAAAACTTCTGAAAATCCATTTTTTACAGTCTTAATCCTTACTCGGGAAAAACTCCAAAAAACCTAAAGTCTGTATAGGTATCCATCCCGTTTTAATAGGGAAAAATTATCAGTCTTGGTGTCACTTTGAGACTATTAAATTAAATATTATTTTTAATCTAAATTAAAAATTGAAAACTTTGAAAAATCCGTTTTTACAGTCTCTGGGATCACTCGGAAAAAACTCTAAAAACCCTAAAGTCTCTATCCCTGTTTACTTTGAAATTATTCTTCAAGTAAATGAATAGCAGCAGGATTAATAAATAACTCATCCCAGTATATTTTATCTGGATTTTTCTCGAGCAACCTGATAGCAGAAGGATTTCTAGATAAATTATACCAACTTACTTTATCTAAATTTTTCTCAAGCAGGTACATAGCAGCAGGATTACAGGATAAATACCACCAATCTAATTTATCTGGATTTTCCTCAAGTAAAAACAAAGCAGCAGGATTAATATTTACTAAATCCCAACAACATAAATTTTTTTTAAGTAAATACAAAGTAGCAGGATTACAAGACAAATATGCCAATTCTGCCATAAATAAATTTTTCTCAATCAAAAACACAGCTGAAGGATTTTCTGAAAAATAATTCCAGTGTATCTTACGTGGATTTTTTATGAGTAAATACAAAGCAGAAGGATTTCCAGATAACCAATCCCAATCTATCTTGTTTGGATTTTTCTCAAGCAAATGTAAAGCAGCAGGATTACTGGATAAATTCGACCAGTCCACTTCCTTCTTTACTTTATTGTCTTTTGACAAACTTTTAATATCATTTATTAAATCCAAATGCAACATTTTTATTTTTGATTACAACAATAAAAATAAATCGTTTTAATTTTATATAAAAAATAAATATTATTTTATATATAAAATGATAGTTTCTGTCTGCGGAAGTAGATATACTAAAAATCCTGCTCTGGTCACTGATACTCTGGAAAGTTTAAAACAGAAAAACTCTGTAATAATTCATGTGAACAAATATACAGGAGTTGATTTTATCACTAAAAATTGGTGCGAAGCTAACGAAGTAGTTTACAAGCTTACTGAAAACATACTTGAGAACTCTGATTTACTTGTTGCTTTCTTGGCAGATAATAGTAAATTTACAAAGAAAATAATCAAGGATGCAGAAAACAAAAACATTAAAATATTAGTAATTTTAATCTAGATAACATTTTCATAAATCTCTTTATTCTTTTTATAATATTTATTCCAAGGATAATTTTTTGGAGAATCCACGGTTAATAAAGTATATAATACCAACTCGTGTCCAAATGGCTTAGAAATATCTTTATAATGCTTTTTTAAGTCTTCAGTTACAGGATAACCATCATAACCACAAATATTCAAGTTATAACCATTCTCAATCATATCTTTTAATTCTTTGAAATCTGGTTCTTGTTTAGCAAGAATCTCATAGAAATGACAGTAAAAGTATCTAGAATCTAAATAATTGTATCTATGTTCATTACCGTCTTTGTCATAGTACATTGAAAATTCAGGTATATTAATATTCTTATTGTACTGACTTAGGGTCTTTTTATCGTGTTTGTGCCGTTTAGGCTCACTCGTATATGCAATTACTCTTTCATTCTTGCGTTCTTCCAATATATTCCCTTTCTCGTCTAACTCGAATTTCCAAAACTTAGAGAACTGGTGAAAGTTCTCAATTGTAGTAGCAGGAGGAAGATTTGGCATATTATGTTCAACAGGACCTAAACTTTTAGGAGAAAGTCTAGAGCAACCAAATCCATCCTGTCTATTCTCATGTTTGTAATTAGGAAATACATTAAGATAACCTGGGACATACTCGGGAGGCTTCATCATTCTTAATTTAGATACAATTACATGTCCTTTCTTTGACTCAGACCTATTCTTCTTTGCAGTGTCGTGGACAAACTCATTTCTTTTAATAATTTCTTTTTGATAATTTTCTTCTTTATTAGGATTCACAGACAACTTTGACACAGATTCAGCCTTTTTACTATGAACTCCGCAAGTAAGCTTACCATCACTTAAAAAATATGCTTTGTTCTCACATTGTATATTTTTTGCCTTATTAACAGCAGTGCATTGTAATTCTCCATAGAAAACTTCCATTTTTTATTATTCTAATTTATTTAAATTTAAATCAATTTAAATGTTTTTAATCAATGTTCAAAAGAAAAACTGTAGGGTCAATCTCATCTAAGAAATCCATTTCACCAGTTTCATAGAGATAAATCCCATCATAATCGAGAACAGCTTTTAAATCATACCGATCCTTCGAAGTATATTCCCAGTTAAAATACACAGTGTATTTAACGTTATTAAACTCGAACACACTAAATGTAAGAGATTCGTTTTCAGTTAACTTGTGAGATGCGAGTAACTGTTCCTTAAAGGTGTGATGGTTTAGAGGAACCAGATAATTATGATCGACACTTTCGTACCAGTAATTAATTGGAAAGTTCTCTAACACACAAAACTCCATTAAAGGAGGAACAGAACCGTACTCATCATAGTCAGCGGATAAATCAACACACTTGCCATCCAACCAGATCAGCTTAGTCTCATTTCGATAAATCTTTTCTTTGGTTTGGATGATATCACCATTCTTCACAGTGATCTTACGGTTTTGGATGATTTTAGTAACTGCATTTTTATATTTCTTCTCGTCAGTATCAAACAACTTTTCGAGTTGTTCAATCTGGTTATCGTCAAGAAACATGTTCAAACAGATCACAGCAGCCATCTTACTTTGTTATAGTCGGGATTTATTATTTTTTTGTGTTAAAAATCAGTTTTATCAACTCGGGTATGGAAGACGTGATGATCTTTCTTCTCTGTGCTAGTTCTTTTTGGTAATCTTTTCTCGAGTCTTCGATAGCAAGGAACTTTTCTTTCACTTCTTCTTCGAACGTGCTTAGACTAATTTCTACCCACACAAAATCTATTAGTTTATAATACACAGAAAAATCATCATGCGACGACACAGTGTATTCATCTTTAATTGCTTCGAACAAGTCATTTGCAATCGAAGTCATTTCCGTGTCAGGATAAAAGCCAACTTCAATAGGAAAGCATTTGGTTCTTATCGCACTATAAATTCCTATTATAAAATCAAATAGGGATAACATTTTAGATTGTGATCTTTTTTAGATTGTGATCTTTTTTAGATTGCAATCTTTTTTAGTATCTAATTATTCTAGGGTTCGTATTATCATTGATATTTATTCCGTCTAAATTCACACATTCTTTAACACTTATAGTATGAATATTATCTGACATAACACTTAATCCAAACAACGTGGGACATTTATTGATTTCTACATACTTCAAATTATCTGAAGTAAGATACAAATGGTAACCCCACTTAGTTTCTGGGAAGGTAACATTTTCAAACCTCAAAAATTGAAGATCTTTAAAGTGATTAACGTATTTTATTAAATCATTTTTATAAATATTAACAAAGGTATTACAAGAATTACAATTTGATTTGTAATCGTTTTCTGACCCTAAAACAAATTCTTTATGTTCATTACACTTGGAACAAGTGAAAACTACATTTTGGCCAACAACACTCAAGGACGTGATCATTTTTTCTATTTTTAGAGTTATTTTTAAGCTTATTTTTATTAGAAATAAAAATTAATATTTGTATTACTTATTAACATATTTTTTGACTTCTTCTTTAATTTTTCTTTTAAAATTTTTACAGTTCTCGCATTCAGAAATTTTACATTCCGAGCAACCTTCACACTTATTTATTAAATATCTATTAAAATTATCGTCTTCTAGATCTCTAGCATCTTTAGATAATAAATCATAGTTTCCAGCTGTTTTAGGTTTTATTTCTTTGACTTTTCCTTTATCGTCACATATAATAAAAAAGCTATTTTTACCTTTGCACTCTTTACACTCGACATTCGAGGAATCGATTGTTATAGACGTATAATTGAGACTATAATTAGTTTGAAAAGACATTCTTTCCAAGACTATACCCTTTCTATTTAAATACTTTATTAAATTTGATCCGATTTAAACTAATTCAAAACCCTTACAGTGTCAGATGTACTCGAAGAAGTGAATTTCAAAAATATTGATAAGAATAATTATTTCAAATATTTTAAATATAATAAATTAATTTTATATAAAATATTTTACTGATCAATTATAATTAAAAAACTGGTACTTTATGCAGTAATTTCTTCTCTATTTAATTTTTCCAAGCAACTAGTTGTTTCGGTTACGTTTTTATTAGTCCATCCATGCTTTGGTCCATAAATTTTCTCAATAAAAGTAGGAGAATCTAAAAGAATATTGCTCCCTTGTAAATGTTTATCAGCTCCTACAAGTTTGAGGCAATTAGTTATCTCGAAATTGTAACTTTCATCTTTGTTTTCTTCGTTGACTTTACTAATAAATCTTACTAAGCTTGCACAGTCTTTTAATTCCACAGATTGAAGAAATTTAGAATCTACACAAACAATTTCAGTACTATTGCAATTAATCATCTTAAAATTAGTCACAGTATGAGCAGGAAGATAAAGTGCATCTTTACTTTCATTGAGACGATCAAAGATGAGATTTTTAAATGTCAAATTTTTCAACTTGCTGAATTCGTGAAATGAAAACTGGTGTTCCCTATTACAAAGAACAAAAGGTGGTAGTTCCTTTAAAAAGGAAAGACAGTTCTCGCAATTAATAGTCTTAATTGTTATTAAGTCAAAAGATTCTTCAGTTAAGACAGTACAATTATCACACTTGCATTTGACAACATTGTAATCGAATTCAAGAGAAGTTATCTCTTGAGCATACTCTGGGAAGTACTTTTTTGGAGACATTTTAATTAGAAAAAGGTGTTATATTTAAGTAGTCCTGTGGTTGGATACATTTTAATTACGTTTAATTTTATTTGGTATAATAGCAAAAGGAGATATAACAAACTCATATTGCCTTAACACAGCATCTCCAAGATTAACCTCAGGATTAGGATAACTACAGTTTAATATTCTGAGATTTTTTAATGAGGAATTACAATTAATTTTTCTTAATATTTTATTATTTAAAATCGTTAATGAATGTAAAAATTTATATTTTTCACAATTAAAAGTATCATTTGTAGATTTAAGACTTGTAATAAATTCCTTACAATTCTCACAGTCAGAACATTCTGTAACTTTACAGTCAGGACACATTTCACACTTATTATTTAAATAGTTAAAGAAATTATCATTTATTCTTTTTTCCAATGATGCGAGATTGTAATATTCTATTACTTTCTCATTAGACTTTATGATTCCAATTCCTTTAGAATAAGTAACTCGTAAATTTTTTTCTTCCGAGCATTTATTACACTTGTTGTTCGAAAATTTAAATGATACCTCAAACCCTGGGTCTAAGTCATTAGAACTTGAATTATGAGAGACAGACATATTTTTATTTAAAAAAATATTTATTTAAATCTAATTTTTCAGAGCAGGCACAAACTCTTTTAATTCATTAGTAATTGTTATTAATTGTTTATTTAATTGTTCTATACGATCTGATAACTCTTTTATTTTATATTCTTTGGTTTTAGAAATAAATTTTAAAAATTTAGAACTATTTTGTACTTCATGAACTTCCATTTGTGTTGCAGCGTTCTTATTAAAATTAGGACAAGACTCTGCTATAAAATTTTTTTCATAAAATTCATAAACAGAACAGTTATAAAAGTTTCTTAATTCCTTACAGCTCTGAAATATTACTTGTTGTAAATTTTCAGAGTTGACGTAGACTGTCTTTAAATTGTTAAGACGTTGTAATATAATTCCCACAAGATTATTTGGAACATATAAGTTCTCAATACTCGAATTTATAAGTATTAGTTTCTTTAATGCAGGAAATGTTTTCATTTGTTCACTATTTGAAACATCAGGAAAAACTGTTTCTGCTAAGTTACAGCAGTTTTCACAACTAAACATTAGTGCATGCCCTGTATAATCTTTAACTACCTTACATGAAGCACAATAATACATACACTTATTATTGTATATCGTAATATGAGTTACCTTATTTTTATGAAGCTCCGAGTTAGACATCTTTTTATTTGTATTTTTTATTTATTTAAATAAAAATTTTAATTTTTTAGAGTAGACACTACCTCTTTTAATTCATTAGTAATTTCTATTAACTGTTTATTTAATTGTTCTACACGATCTGATAATTCTTTTATTTTGGATTTTTTGGTTTTAGAAATAAATTTTAAAAACTCAGAATGGTTTGGTACATCATGAACTTCCATTTGTGTTGTAGCGTTCTTATTAAAATTAGGGCAAGACTCAACTACAAAGTTTTTGTTGTAATCTTCGTATACAGAACAGTTATAAAAGTTTTTCAAGTCTTTACAATCCTTGAAGATTATTTGTTGCAATTTTATAGAGTTGACGTATATTGTCTTTAAATTGTTAAGACGGATTAATACAAGCCTAACAAGATCATTAAAAACATATAAGTTCTCAATATTAGAATTTGTAATTATTAGTTTCTTTAATGCAGGAAAAGATTTTAATTGTTGATCATTTGTCAGGTCAACAGTGATTTCTTGTGATAATTTAAAGCACTTATCACAAGAAACTATTACCGGGTCATTACTTACGTTGATCACATTACATAAATTACAGTAGCAATTCATTTTCTCATTGTATATCTCAATTGATGTTACATTATTTTTATGAAGCTCTAAGCCTGACATCTTTTTATTTATATATTTTTATTTATTTAAACATTCTTTTAATTCATTATTAATTTCTAATAATTGTTTATTTAATTGTTCTAAAAAATTTAATAACTCTTTTATTTTAAATTTTTTAGATCCAGAAATTAGTTTTAAAAACTTGTGAACAGTTGGCACATCATCGAGTTCCATCCTCATGACACAAGAAGTATTAAAATTCGGGCAATCGTTTATTGTGAAGATTTTATCATAATTTTCAAAAGCACCAGAGCAAAAATAAAATTTGCTTAATTCTTTACAATTTTTAAAAAATACTTTATCCAATCTTTTCGAGTTTACATAGACTGTCTTTATTTTACGACAGTCAATTAAGATAAGACTAACAAGATCGTTTGGGACATATAGGTTCTTTTCTTTGGAATTTATAATTATTAGCTCTTTCAAAGAAGAAAATGTTTTCATTCTAGTATCTTTCTTAAAGTCAATAAAATCTATCGAAGACAAGTAAGCACAGTCATTACAACTAATAATCATGTTATCACAAACCACGTGACAAGAATCGCATCTACAACGAATTTTATTATTTTGTATCTCAATACAAGTTACCTTAGTTTTATGAAGCTTCAAGCCTGACATCTTTTTATTTATTTAAATCCTCTGTTTAAATGAATAATTTTTTTATTATAAAATTGTAATTTAAAATATGTTTGTTATTAAACGTTCTGGAGCTCAAGAGCCACTTTATACTGGAAAGATTACTGATCGAATTATCGAGGTTGCTAACAATCTCAAAAATGTAGATCCTGGTCTTCTTACTATCAAGGTGTCTTCTGTTTTAAAAACTGGTATGACTACTTCGGAAATCGATTCATTGATTGCTGAAACTGCGGAATTTCTTTCTACTATCGATCCTAACTACAGCACTTTTGCTGGTAATATTTATCGTTCGGATCTTCATAAAAGAACTCCAGCTAGTTTCTCCGAGTGCTTGAATGCTCTGTATTTCAATAAGGATGAAAATGGAAATAATATCCCTTTAATTTCTGAAAATGTGTATGCCTTTGCTTTGAAACATTTGAAACAAATTGAATCTGTGATCGACTTTAAGTACGATTATAAGTTTTCTTACTCTGCATTAAAGATTTTAGAGACTTCCTATTTACTCAAGTCATCAAGTACTTTGAAAATCATTGAACGACCTCAATGTATGTTTATGAGAGTTGCTTTAGGTATTCACTACAAGAACTCGATTGAAGATGTAATTGAAACTTATCGAGGACTTGCTACTTTTAAATTTATTCATGCTAGTCCTACCTTGTTCAACTCTGGTACTAATAAACCAGCATTTTCCTCTTGTTTCTTACTTAATTGTGATGATTCAATTGAAGGTATTGGAGACACTGGATGTAAAATCCTGAAGATCTCTAAGATGGCTGGCGGTATCGGGGTTGGTATTTCAAATGTTAGAGCAAAGGGGTCCCTTATAAAGGGAACTAATGGTCAAGCGAAAGGAATCGTTCCTTTGGTTAAACTTCTTGAAGGAAATACTGCGTATGCCAATCAAGGAGGAAAACGTAAAGGAAGTATGGTTTGTTACTTGGAGATTTGGCATGCTGATATTTTAGGATTTCTTAAACTCAGGTTAGATTCTACTCCGGAAGAAATGAAATGTGCTGATGTTCATATTGGACTTTGGTTATGTGATATTTTTATGGAGAGAGTTAAATCTGATTCAATGTTTCCTTTATTTTGTCCTGATAAAGTAAAAGGATTAACTACTTCTTATGGTGAAGACTTTCGAAAAATCTTCCTGAAAGCAGAAGAAGAGAAAAAGTATAATAAATTAATTCCTGCAAAGGAATTGATGAAATTAATCACCGAGGCACAATTACTCAAGGGAGAACCATATATTTTATTTAAGGATCGTTGTAACGAGCTTAGTAATCAAAAGAATATTGGAGTCATTCAAAACAGTAATCTTTGTGCTGAAATTCTCGAAGTTTCATCTCCTAATCGTACTGCAGTATGCAATCTTGCAAGCTTGGTTCTTTCTTCATATTCAAAAGGAGAAACAATTGAAAGTTACGACTATGAGGGATTAATGAACTCTGTGAGAATTCTTACTAGAAATTTAAATAGAATTATCGATAATGGATTTTTGGCAACAGAGTGCGCTAAAGCTGCAAACAATGAACAACGAGCAATTGGTATCGGAATAAACTCTTTACAAGAAGTATTATTTCATTATAACTTATGTTGGGATTCACCTGAGACTAAAATTTTAAATAAAACTATTGCAGAAGCTATTTATTATGCTGCATTAGATGAGTCTGCAAATATTGCGGTAAAAGAAGGATCTTATTCTTTCTTCGAAGGTTCTCCTATTTCAAAAGGAATCTTTCATTGGGAAATGGCTAATGGCTCTGTCTCGGGAAAATTTGATTGGGAAGCTCTTCGAGTTAAAGTTAAACAGGGAGTAAGAAATTCATTATTAATTGCATATATGCCTACTGCTAGTACTGCAAATATTATCGGAGGAACTGAATGTTTTGAATGTATTAATAGTAATATTGCTATGAAGTCAGTTCTTGCTGGAAATTTTATTACCGTGAATAAAGACCTAGTTGAAGATCTTCATTCGCATAGTCTTTGGACTACTGACATCCAACAAAAAATCGTCATGAACAATGGAAGTATACAAAACATAGAGGAAATACCTATGAAGTTTAAAAATATACATCGTACAGTCTGGGAGTACTCTCAAAAAGTGTTTTGCGATCTAGCAATTGATCGTTTACCATTTATTGATCAGACACAGAGCTTTAATGTACACATCCAAAATCCTACTATTGGTGCTCTCTCGAGTTTGATGATGTACCAGTGGGAGAAAGGTGCGAAAACCGGAAGTTACTACATCCGGTCAAAAGCTGCTGTAAATCCTATTAAGATTAAATCTAAACAAGAACCACTGTTCTGTACCAAAGATAATCCTGACTGTCTTGCATGCAGCGGATAAAAAAATTAAATATTATAAAAATAATATTTGTCATCACTTCACACTCTCCAAGTGTTCCGCTTCACCGGGTTAAAGTGACTTTTTTCTCAGAGAAGTATGCAAGAATGAATTAATTAATATGTTTTCTGCTATCGCATCTGCTTCTAATATTTTAGCTACTGGTTACGAATCTTCCTTGAAAGGAATGAATACTCAGTTGTTGAAAAAAGGTTATTCGGATGAGAAATTGAATGCTATTAACACTGCTTACGAACAAGAATTAGAAGCTGAATGTAATCTTCGTATGAAACGATTATCTTTGTTAGAGGCTAAGTACAACATTCATAAAGCTCACTCAGGTGAAGCTCATGAGTGTAGTTATATGTCTTCAAAGAATGTTGGTTGTATTGAGAAAGCTTACAACAAACATGAAAACAAGTATTTTTGTGATAAACACTACAAAGCTGTTTTGAAAGAAAATTGTGGTTTCATTGTAGAAGGTGGAAACTTTTGTAAGATTAAAGCCAGTAAGAAGTTTGAAACTCCAACATTATTCAGTAATAACTTTAACAATAAAGATTTTAATGGTATTGGATTATGCTCTACCCATTATAAGAAAGTATTGGAAAACTCTTATGAGAAATGTAAAAAGGTTGCACAAGGTGTTCGCTGTTCACACAAAGCTGTAAATAATGGCTACTGTGAGGAACATAAAGAAGAACTTGCAAAGAAACAATCTTCTAAGAAAAAACAAGAATCTGAGTCAGAGGAATCTGAGTCAGAGGAATCTGAAGAAGATGAATAAATGATTTTTAATTTTAATAATATTAAAAATATAAAATGTATCGGGAATTTAATAATAAAATAAAAAAGATTCTAATCAAAAAGTACTGTAAAGACAAGGTAGTTTTTGATATTGGAGCAGGAGTAGGAGGAGATATATTTAAATATTATTTTGCTGGTGCAAAATTTCTTTATGCTCTTGAACCAGATGATGAAAAGATAAAAGAATTTAAAAACCGTCTCCCGAAAGAGATGTTGGGTAAAACACAAATTATTGCTTCTAGAGGAGAAACTTATACAGAATTAAAAGATGTAGATGTTACTGTATCTATGTTCAGTATGACATTCTTTTTCGAGAACCCAGGTATTTTAAACTCTTTTTTGAATAATATAAAAGGGAAATATTTTATCGGTGTAATGTTAGACGGAGACGAATTAAATAAAGTATTACCTGAAAATGGTACTTATTCTGGTGACTTTTTTACTTTCAAGCGAATTGAAAAGAATAAGATATCCATTAATCTATCTGATACTGCAACTGTAAAGGGAGATCAAATCGAATGGATATCTTCTTTTACAGAATTAGTCTCGAAATTAAAGGAAAAGGATTATCTGCTTAAAGAAAGCAGACTATTTAATACATTTTACAATTTCTCAAGTCTTTCAAAAGACGAACAAAAACTGATAAAATTATTCCGAACATTTGTATTCGAGAAAAAGATTTAGATTATTTTTAATTAAAAATAATATTTAATTTAATAGCTTCCAAGTGGAAGAAAGACTAAGAAATTTTCCCTATTAATTTTGGCTGGATACCTACCCAGACTTTAGGTTTTTTAGAGTTTTTCTCGAGTGAGCCTAGAGACTGTAAAAACTACATTTTTCAAAGTTTTCAATTTTTAATTTAGATTAAAAATAATATTTAATTTAATATCTTTCGAGTAGAAAGTAGACTAAGAATTTTCCCCTATTAAAAAGGGTTGGATACCTACACAGATTTTAGGTTTTTTAGAGTTTTTCTCGAGTGAGCCCAGAGACTGAGAAAAATTCATTTTTAAGAGTTTTCAATTTTTAATTTAATGGTTCTCAAGTGGAAGAAAGACTAAGAATTTTTCTTGAACAGTTTCAAAGACTATAAAAAATCTCTTTTTTTGATTTTTAATTTTAATTAAAAATAATATTTAATTTAATAACTTTTCAGCTAACGTGTTTCTTTACTGTTGATATTATTTTATTTACTAAATCTAATATAGATTCAGTTTTTGAACATATGTAAATAGAAAAAACTATATACGTTATAGAATATATTGCATTTTCTATTTTAATAGTAGATTCTCTTATCAATTTATTATCTATAGTATAATTTTTATTGTGATATATTTTCTTAGGCTTAACTGTATTCTTTTTAATAAATTTAGCTCGGGTTAACCGTGAGAAGAACATTATATTTTAAGCAATTAAATATTTTTAAAAAGTAATTTCATTTTCCTTTAGTTTAAACTAAAGGAAATTTTTTTAATAAAAACGTCTGGATAAAACCTACCTAGACTTTAGGTTTTTTTAAAGTTTTTAATTTTTAATTTAGATTAAAAATAATATTTAATTTAATAGTTCCTGAGTAATCGCAAGACTAAGAATTTTTCCCTATTAATTTTGGCTGGATACCTACCCAGACTTTATGTTTTTCTAACTTTTTATCGAGTTACCCCAGAGACTGTAAAACTTACATTTTTTCCTTTTTCAATTTTTAATTTTCATTAAAAATAATATTTAATTTAAATCTTCATCATTATTGTTCTCTTCATACTTGGTAATGTATCTTTGTTTACATGTATATTCCTTTGTCATCTCTACAATTTTCTCTGCAAAAAGAACCAATGGAATACATAAGATTTTTGGGATCGTATAGATAGCTAAAGCAATGAATATCTTTTTATCAATGTTTTTTAATACTTCAACAATTGGGGTATTCTTAACTACATGATCTTTATTTGGCTTAATCATATTCTTTTTAATAAATTTAGCTCGGGTTAATCGTGAGAAGAACATTATGTTTTAAGCAGTTAAATACTGTTAGAAAGTAATTTCGTTTTTCTTTAGTTGAATTTAAACCAAGAAATTTTCATATCAAACAGGGTACATAGACTTTATGTTTTGAACTTTTTCTCGAGTCAAAAGTAAGACTATAAAAACTACATTTTTCAAAGTTTTCAATTTTCATTAAAAATAATATTATTTTTAATAGTTCCCGAGTAATCACAAGACTAAGAATTTTTCCCTAATAAAAAGGGATGGATACCTACCCAGACTTTAGGTTTTTTGAACTTTTTTCCGAGTGACCCCAAAGACTATAAAACTTACATTTTTCCCTTTTTCAATTTTTAATTTTAGATTAAAAATAATATTTAATTTAAATCTTCATACTCTGCATTCAAACAGTCCATAATATGACCTACATCGGCACACTGTAATCCCTTATTGGTTCTAATCAACTGGTCTGCAGAAAATCCATCATCTCCATAGATAAACTCATATATATTCCCATTAGGATTAACTACAGGACCTTTATACGAAACACTTACATCTTCTAACAATTTAAGTAATTTTCTCGAGATATAACCTGTCTTGGATGTAGAAATACTAACATGAACTAATGATTCTCTTCCTGCAGCAGTCATAAAGAATAATTCAGAAGGTTTTAATCCTTTGTAAAAAGAAGAAAGAATAAATCCTCGAGAACAAAATTTCTTTTCAGGCTCGATCTCAAGTGGTAATAAAGTAGTAGGAATAGTTGTAGGTAAGAAACAAGGTAAAGTTCTATTACCTTGATTTTCCTCCGATCTTCCAATAGCTAAATTTTGTTGTCCTACAGCAGCTACACTATTTACATAATTAAATAATGAACCCTTTGCTCCAGATACAATCATAGCAATAAAAGAGTTTTCAGGTTGAGTTTTTATCTTCTTTCGAACTAGATCTTCTCCAACATTTGTTGCTCTATCAAGAAGACTTAAAACCTTTTCTTCTGAATTCTCTTTATCATCTGCAAGGGCAAAAAACTTTTCAATTTCCGCACTAGAATCAATATGTAAACAATCTTCAATACCAACTGAAAATCCTCTTCTTTGTAAGAGCACATTCATAAATCGTTGTAAATATGTAACAAAATTCCCTGCAAACACTTCTCCATAATCTTTGTAGATGTTGTGTATCAAAGAATCCAACGATTTCTTTTCTAATGTACCTTCTAAAAAGCAACCAGAACGAATTTTTATATCACTAAAGTTGTAAGTAAAATTTGAAGGTAATAACATACTGAAAATATTATGTCCTGTATAAAACGGCCTACCTTTTTTGTGTTTATCATGCATTTGTTTTAAAAAATCTAATCGGTTCATTGTAGCCTTGAAATTAGGATAAAGTGTACAAACATCCATGAAATCAAATTTAGAGATTTCAATGTCTGGAGATTTGGTAAAGAGATAACAAGATACAACTGTGTCTTGCTTTAAGACTAAAGCCGGAGAAGCATTTGATGCAGATATAAACTGGCTTTCAGTACTCATTAAACACATCATTTCTGCTTTACTTTTCAGACTAGTTGCAGGAAGGAAATTTCCTTCATCTCCGTCAAAATCTGCTCCATAACCTGCAGTTGAAGACAACTCCATCTTTAAAGTTTTATCTTCAAAAATTCTTACCTTCTTTGCTCTTACAGAAAGTTCATGCAATGAAGGCTGTCTGTTTACAATGCCAAAATCTCCATCTTGAAGCTTTCTCTCAAGAACGTCTCCTATTTTCAAGCAATCTTTTTTAGGCTTAGTACTAAGAACATTTTTAATTAGAACTTTCTTTTCTATCATTTCTGCTTCTTCATTTGAAGAGCGTTTGGTTCTAATTATATGATCTCCGTCTTTCACAACCCATTCAGGATTTTTGAAAATTTTTAGGTTATCTTTATACTCATGAATTTTTACATCATTTCGTAATATAATTTCACCAGGAGATAATTCATACCCCATAGTAGTAACAGCAAATCCTAAATTAATATATTCTCCATCTCGTTTGATTGCATTTACTTTTTTGTTTTCAATGAGAGAGTAACACTCATTCATATTCATCTGGTTTACTACAACAGGAAAAGAAAGTTTATCTGCAATGAATCTAGGTAACCCCACTTCATTAATATGAAGATCCGGATCAATACTTAATACAGTTCTACTTGATTGATTATTTCTTTTACCTTGTATATGCCCTCTAACTAGTTTACCTTTACCTGAAATTCTCTGTTTGATACTAACAATAGGTCTAGAATTATTATGTTCTTTAGCTTTGTTTTTAGAATTATCAAACATAGTTCTTATGTGGGAATAAATTAGATCGGCAGCTGATTCTTTGTCACTTGCTTTCTCGGAGTTTTGGTATTTAATACATCCTTTTAATATTTCGATATATTTCTGAGTAAGATCATCAGGACAAATTTTACCTCCGTTTTCTATATATGGTCTCGCACATGATGGAATTACGTACAGATTATCAAGTATAAGGTTTCTTGGATGACAACTAGGATCATTAAATCCCATCATCTTGAATTCCAAATCATTAATATTTTCTAAAATAAAAATAATTTCTGAATATTTAAAAACAAATTTTGCCTTTTTAATTTTCTTCGTAAAAACTCCGTCTGCGCTTACTGAGAATTTCCCATGAGGTTCTTTACAGTGATCACAGACATCAACCTTTTTAGAAAGTTCTAAGACAGACTTGAACCTGTTGACATTTTTATACTTTTTAATAATCCCCTTTCCCATTAGTTGAGACTTGTTGTAAATACTTCTATGACAATTACTACAGAAACACGTTAATATCTCACAAATACGTTTCATCATAAGAGGATGAGGAAATTTTACAGGTAAAGCAATATGTCCAGAATGACCTGGACATTCTAAATACTTTTCCCCGCAAGTAACACAGTCAACTTTAGGTTGACTAGTTCCCATTCTAGTATCAGACAAAGAATTTCGCTCCTTAGTTTCATCTCCTCCTAAAGTAGAATTCTTAGGATTAGTTATATCAACATAGGACATGTTTTTGATTTCGTCTGAAGATAACCAAGTAAAACTAACAGATTTAATCTCCTTTACTTTAGGTACATAGTTATTCCCAATAGGAGCAAAATCATAACTATCAATATCCAAGTCGGCTTTCAAAGTGTAAACTTTTTGAGCCTTTGAGTTAGCCTTCTTTTGAGTTTGAGGTACTAACTCTTCTGGTTTGATAATGTTTGTTTTTTTGATAAATCTTTTCATATATTTATTTATTTATTTATATATTTAAATTAATAAATTTAAATCGATTAAATATTTAAAAATTATCATGTAACTCTGTATTATAATAACTTTCTGGTTTTGGCTTATTAAATACTTTTTCTTCTTTGTCTAAGTCTTCCTCGGGGATGTACATAAGCTCATTGATAACTATTTTATAGTCATTTAATCTTTTACGTGCGCCGAAACTCTTAAATTCGTCTGCTTTTAAGAAATAGTCTTTTGCTGTGTCATAACTTCTTATTGAAAAATTAAGATTGTATTGACCACCAAGTTTTTTATATTTTTCTGCTTTTTGATAATATATTAATCCAGAATTAAAATATGCATCAGGATTTGGATTTTGTTTTATCGAAAGGGTATAATACTCAAGAGCTTTATCAGGGTCTATGTTAAACTCCAAATTACCAAGTTCTAGTGTAGCGAGAGCATTCCCTTTACTACTTGACTCTTTGTATAATTCTATTGCTTCTTCTGTTTGATAGTTTGCCATAAGTTCTGTTGCTCTAACGTATTGAGCGTCTCTTTGACCTTTACTTAAAGCTCTATTAAAGTAGTCGGCTTTTATATCTTGATTTTCTGTTACTGTGCTCATAAAATACAATGCATCTGGATAATCATGTTTTGCTGCTTCTTTCATCCAGTCTAAATTATGAAATAAAAATCCTAATTTGTATTCTGCAGGAGGAAATCTTTTGTCTGCTGCTTTTTGATACCACATTCCAGCATTTCCTAAGAAATCTATACCTATACTTTCGAACTTCAATCCTACATTATAGTAGTCAATAGCACGTTCACTTTCATTCGCCTGATTGACAAGATCAAAGATTTCAATATAGTCTTTTTTTTGGGCAAATTTATTCTTTGCATGACCTTTTGATTCTGCAAGATTAAAATACTTCATAGCATTAATTATATCTTTTTTAAAAATGTTGGCTTCTCCTAGTTTGTCATAAACTGTAGCAATTAATTCATCGTTTTTGGGTTCATTATCCAAAATAAATTTATATATTTTCCCTTCCTCGTCAAAATTGTTTTCTATATTAAAATATTTTGCAATTTCGAATAATGCATTATAAAATTTGAAGTAATATGCTATTTTAAGTAATTCGTCTCTATTCTTCCTTGGATTCAAAGCAAGTAAATAAAGCAAAGCATCTTCGTTCTTATACTTTGCTGCGAGAAGCAACATTGACATTGCCTCTTGCTTTTTATTTAATTTTTTATATAATTTCCCTAGTTCAAATATTGCAGGAGCATACATTTTATCTATTCCCAGAGTCAAAGTATCTATCGCAAGAAGATACTCTCTTTTTGATATATAATACAACCCAAGAGCGAGTATAGCCTTATTATTTCCTAATTCAATTGCTTTCCTATAATAATCTATATCTCCTGTTATCTTTCCGAGTAAATAATAAGCTTTAGGGTTTTCATATTGAGAAGATACCCTCAGGTTTTCAATAGCAGTTTCCTTTTTACCCATTTTGAAATATATTTTCCCGAGATAATAATAACCAAGATGATAATTATTTTGAATTGCAGTGTTAAACCATTCTATAGCAAGGTCATCGTCTTTCATAAACTTATAATAAATATATCCTATTTTAAATATCGAATCAGCAGTAACTGAAGAAGTAAGTTCTGAATCTGAAATGACATTTTTATAATAAACATCAATTGCATTGTTGTATTCTTCGAAATGCTCGTAAAGTAAATCTCCTAGTTTATTCATTGCAGGAAAATAATTCGAACTTGTTCCTATAGTAAAAAAGAACCTGGCAAGATCGTAGTTTTTAGTTCTTAGTGCAAGTAACCCTTGATCGAAATAATCTAGGACAGCATCTTGTTCAGTGTCATCCGCATCAGGAAGAATTAATTTTTGGAACTTTTTGTTATTAGTTTCTTGAATATAAAAATTATAATAGCGTGCCCATAGTAATCTTTGTCTAGAAACAATTTCAGTAGTATCTGGAGGATCTTCAAAGATGACATTCTTTATTTTACCTTGTTTTTTATAAATTTCATTCAAAATATCCGCTGCCTTGGGGAGTTTCGAGTCTAGCCAATATGACTGAGCTAAAGTAGTTTTATTTTCTTTATTGTAAATATTTCCCAGGTCAAATTTAATCTCGGAATCAGTTATAGGAGGAAGATCTTTAAAAATAATATTTTTATTATAGGCAAATATAAATCCAAGGTTGAACTTGTCGTTTACTCTCCAAAACCATCTTGCAGCATACTCCGGATTTACTACATAAAACATTATACCTAGTCTACTAGCTGCTGATGCATCACCACGAAGACATGCATGAAGCCACCTTTTTAATGCATTAGATTCGTCTTTTAATAAAAAATACATTAATCCTTGTTGATAAAGAGCACTCGAATCCTTTTCATAATACTCTAATGCCTTTTGATAATCTCCGAGTTTAAAATACACATTTCCAATGTCAACCCAAGCATCGGGTTCTTTTAGATAAAACTCTAGAGCTTTCTGGTAGTCTCCTTTCTTAAAATAATAATCTCCTGTTTCGAGAAAGAAGTTTTCTTCTTCTACTTCTTCTTCTGTTTCAGAGTCATCATCGTCCCATTCTTTCACAACCATTATTTATTAAAGAGAAGCATTTTTATTATAAAAATGTGTGTTGCTTGTGATAAAAATATTCCTAAAACAAGATTTTTGGAAATAAAAGACTGCAATAAAATTACTATTTTATCCGGAGTAAGAAGTGTCAAGGGAATTTTTATTGATAATTGTCCCAATTTGACCAGGATTTATAACATTTCCCCATTAGAATCTCTGTATTGTACCAACTGTGAAAGATTAAAAGATATTTTCGTAAAGGCTACAGATAAATATTTTTATAATTGTGATAATATAAATGACAACTGATAATTTATTTATGGGCAAAAAGTATTTTGCAGATAAAAATTATGAAGTTGCAAAATCATTCTTAACAAAAGCTGCAGAAGAAAAAAATTTAGAAGCATATCGACTACTCGGAGACTTACATTGTGAAATTTTTTACAATGTAAATGAATCTAAATATTGGTATACCAAAGCAGCGTTAAGAGGGGATTCAGAATCTCAACTTAAATTAGGAGATTTTTATCCGAATGATCCCGAGACAGCATTATTTTGGTATAAGAAAGCTTACAAAGCAAACAACAAGGAAGTATTTATACGACTAGGAAATGCTTACAAGACATATCAGGACTTCTTTTCAGCTTTATATTTTTATAAAGAAGCAGCCAAGACAGGAGATCTAAGAGGATACTACGAAATGAGCAAGATATATAAAAATGTTTATAATGACAAAAAATCAGCAACAAAATATCAACAAAAGTATATAAAAAAATAAAGAAAATTTCCTAATCTTTGTTTTACTCGAAAGCTATTAAAATAAATATTAAATTAAATGAAAATTAAAAATTGAAAACTTTGAAAAATCCATTTTTTACAGTCTTAAGTTCCACTCGAGAAAAAGTCCAAAAAACATAAAGTCCGTGTAGGTATCCATCCCTTTTTAATAGGAAAAAATTTACAGTCTGAATTCAACTTGAAGAGTATTAAAATAAATATTAAATTAAATTAAAATTAAAAATTAAAAACTTTGAAAAATGTAGTTTTTACAGTCTCGCCCCCCACTTTGGAAAAAGTCCAAAAAACATAAAGTCTGGGTGGTTTTCCAGCCGTTTTAATAGGGAAAAAATATCAGTCTTTGTTTTACTTGAGAGCTATTAAATTAAATATTATTTTTAATCAAAATTAAAAATTAAAAACTTTGAAAAATGTAGTTTTTACAGTCTATGTACTTACTCGAGAAAAAGTTCAAAAAATGTAAAGTCTGGGTGGTTATCCAGCCAAAATTAATAGGGAAAATTTCCTAATCTTTGTTTTACTTGAGAACTATTAAAATAAATATTAAATTAATTCAAAAATGAAAATTGAAAACTTCCAAAAATCCATTTTTTACAGTCTATGTGCTTACTCGGTAAAAAGTCCAAAAAATGTAAAGTCTGGGTAGGTATCCATCTAAAATTAATAGGGAAAATTTCATAGTCTACTTTCTACTAGAAAGCTATTAAAATAAATATTATTTTTAATCAAAATTAAAAATTGAAAACTTTGAAAAATCTGTTTTTACAGTCTATGTACTTACTCGAGAAAAAGTTCAAAAAAATATAAAGTCTCTATACCTTATTTGTTAGGAAAAAAATCTCAGTCCTTTTTCTAAGGAACCCATTAAGAACTTTCAATCTCCGTGTACTCACGCAGTCCATTCAGACTGTTCTGTGTGTCAGATAAACGAAAAATGCATTAAATAATGTATTTTTGTTGAACAACGACAATGATTTTCGACTTCGAGCGCACGAAAAAGATATTTAACCTTTTGAGTCCTACTGACTCTGAAATGGAATTATTAAACAAGGCTCAAATCTACATCTTTGAGAAAGATCACAAACGTGCTGATGAGATACTTAGTATAGCAGGAGATTATTCCAAAGAATATGCTTTTCTGGTTGGGTGTTATCACAACGATGAACGTAACGATACCTTCGAAGCTATAAACTGGTTTCGCAGCGCATCTGATTTAGACTGTGCTAAATACGAATTAGCACATTTATTTTGGAGTCTGAGAAATTACACGGAAGCTGATTACTGGTTCAAGAAATGCATCGAGAATGATTATCAAGATGCAGAAGAACATCATGAGAATATGTTGGTAGATCAACATCGAGATTTTATGGAAGATGAAGTCGAAATAGAAGATGAGGAAGATGCTGAAGAAGATGCCGAATCTGAAGAAGTTGAATCTGACGAAGATGAAGAGTATAATCAATATCATACTTGTCTCGATACTGATAATGCTTATGATGCAATGTATGCAACTTTAAATGACCACATCGAAGCAAGCTCTAAAAAATTATGCCCTAACTTATACTTGGGGAAAATGTATGGTCTGTTCGGTAACTATGCTGAATCTAAGTTCTACTACAATAAAGCTGCGGAAATTTTTGGTAATAAATATTCAAAAAATGTTGTTGATATTTTTTCCTTGCCACAGGTAGAAAAATCGGAAAATATGTGCTGTGTATGCCATGAGAATGAAAAAATATGCAAATTAAGTTGTAAGCATCATGTTTGCTACACTTGTTTGTGTAAATTAAATGTTTCAAACTCACGCAAGTGTCCTATGTGCAGGGATAACTTTTTCAAATAAGTGAAAATAAATAAAAGAAATTATTTATAACTGATTAAAATGTTTGTAAAATACCGAGAGAGTGCCAAACGAGGATGTGCCGAATCACAATTTCGTATGGGGTTTCTGTATGAAAATTTAGATGATGATCCTAATTCTAAGTATTGGTATGAAAAAGCTGCAATGCAAAATCATAGTCCATCTCAACTCAGATTGGGATTCATCTATGCTTTCTGTTTAGGAGATTTTGAATCTGCAAAGTATTGGTTCAAACGCTCTCAAGTTTTTGTAGGATCAATGTTCTATCTTGGTTGGATCTATGAATTGGAAAATAATATAGAAAATTCTATTTATTGGTACAAACTTGCAGCAGAGTCCGGACATGTTAATGCTTGTTACATTCTAATAAGTTTAGATCAAAATTCTGATTTTTATTTAAATAAAATCAGAATTTTAAATAAAAAATTAAAAAACGACAAGTATTATATTCTCGGTAAGCAATTTGTTTCGGAGAAAAAAATCGATGAAGCTATCACTGCATTTCGCAAGTCGATCTCTGTAGGTACAAATTGTTACTCTATGTATGAACTAGGAAATATTTACCGTATTACAAAGAATCGTCGCGACTCCGAGCTCTGGTATAAAGAAGCTTCAATGTTTGGCGAACCTAATTCATTAGATTACATTCTTATTATTGAAGCAAGAAAGATAAAGAAAATAATTCCTTTTTATGTCAAGTTTGATAGTCACAAGACTAACTACATTTTGGGATCTATTTATATGCGAAGATGTAGTTACCTTAATGCTATTACTTATTTCATGAAAGCTGCTATTCAAAATTCTCTTGAGGCTCACATAGAGTTGATTAAGTATTACAAGACTACTGGTAACATCAGAAATTTAAAGTTTTGGTGCAGTGCTGCAACCATCCTTGCAGAATTAATTAATACTAAAAAAATATTTTTAATTGAATAAAAAATTAAAAAAAATGGAAAAATGTGATTTAGAAAATGTTACAGACGTTGTTTGAAAAAGAATATTCTGAGGTCACTGTGTTGAACAGCTCGCACCCAGATTATAAAATCGAGAATGAGCTGTTCTTTAAAGCAGCCGAGCAGGGTGTTGATGCAGATGATTGTTACATTGCAACATATTTTATGAGTGTAGGAAACATCGAATCTGCTTTAAAGTGGTATTTGATTTGTGCTGAAAAGGGGAATAAAATCTCCCAAAACAGTACTGGCTGGTGTTATTCTTTATTGAATCAACAAGAGAGTGCATTGTTTTGGTTTAAAAAATCTGCAGATCAAAAATATCATGTTGCTCAATATGAGCTTGGAAAGTATTATCTTAGCCAAAATGACACAATTAAAGCTTTTTACTGGTTGATGTTAGCAGCAAATCAAAACAATGCAAATGCTCAATATGAAATTGCATTATTTTATCAAAACAATCTAGCTAAACATCGTTTCTGGTTAACTCGTGCTTCAGAAAATGGTCACGCAGAAGCTCAATATAAACTCGGCCTCATTTATGAAAACGAAGGCAATGAGAATAAATCACTCGATCTGTTCTCAGAAGCAGCTTCTTTTTGGCATGTTCCTGCATTATGGAAGATTGGTTTATTTTACTTTTCAAAAGGAAAATACTCAACAGCTAAATATTATTTCAATAAGCTTGTGAATTTGGGGCAGCCTGATGCAAACATTTATTTGGGAATGTGTCAATCACACAAGAATAATCATTATACAGTTAAATTAGCATTGTTTTATCTTGGATTAGAAAAACTATCTTTCATCAAAGAAACGATTTATTGTTGTGTATGTCTCGAGACAGTCCACGGAGCATTGGAATTGAAATGTAAACACAGTTTATGTTGTGAATGCGCTTATGAAATTAGTAAATCTAATTACAAGCGATGTCCTTTGTGTCGGGGAAACTTTAATTAAATTTTATTTTAAAAATAAAATATATTTTATTTTAAAATGGAGATTAAATATTTATTCGAAAATGAATATTCTGAAATTAAAATATTAAATTTTAATTCACCAGACTATTATGTAACCGACGAATATTTTTTCGACCCAGAGTTATCCGGGTATCCAGATATTCAGATTTTAAGAGGCTTTTATTTTTTCTTTATCAACGAGTATAAGAAGGCTTTGTTTTGGTTTTCCCAGGCAGCTAAATTCGAAATGTTAATAGCTAAATTTTATTCGGCTTTATGTAACTACAAAATAAAAGATTATGAAAATGCTCTAAGCTGGGCTATAGACTGTATAAATGATAATTATATTGGGATTTATCATTTGATAGGGCAAATTTATATGTTGGGATATAATGACGAGAGAAATGGTATCAAATGGATAATCCGAGATGCAGAGAGAGGCAATGTTTTATCTCAAACTATGTGCGGACTGTATTACCAAAAAAATAAATCGGAATTAGCGAATTATTATTATAAACTTGCAGCAGAAAATGGTTGTTCTACTGCACAAAACAACTATGGAACTATACTTTTAGATGAAAACAAGAAGGAAGAGGCAATATTTTGGTTACTCAAGTCAGCCAAACAGGGAAATAAAATAGCTCAGAAAAATTGTTTTATATTTTATTCTTTTTATAACAACTTTAAGGAAACTTTATTTTGGTATAAAACCCTACATTCAAATAATTTATTCGATCTCAAAGTGCAATGTATCTTGGGAAAATTATATTTAACAAATGGCATGACCTCAGAAGCAGAAACATGTTTTTTAGATGCTGCGGAGAAAGGTTGCAAAGAGTCAATTATCATTCTTGGGTTACGCAACTGTTGTAAATAAATTAGAATCGTGTGACATGTGCAACGACATTAAGTTAAAGTTTTTTGAGATAGGATGTAAGCACTTGCTGTGTTGTTCGTGTTTGAATAATATTAAAACACATAAAAAATGCATTTTATGCAAATAATTTAATTGAAAAATAATTTAATTAAATAAAATAAAATAAAAATGATAATCAAGGTAACTGTTAACATCGCTGACGCTACTAAAACAGAGAGTGTATTAGTCTCATCTCCACATATGTTTTATTTTTTAAAGTACATTCAATACAAAGAATTAAGTGTTAATGGAATGACTATTAAAAAGGTTACTACTATGCCAAAGAGTGTAATTAGAACAAACAAACTATTTAATATTAATTATGATATTATTTTTAAATTTATTACCAATTTTATTTCAATTTATAATGATTTTAAAAAGAATAAAAACCTTTTTACCGAAATTATTAAACATAAAAAAGAATTAATTATGTTAAATAGACACAAAGATTATGACTGGTGCTTGACATCACTAGAACTTACCTATGAATCACTTGTGGCGCTTAAAAAATTCCCTGTATTATTACCAGAAGTTTCTTCATCTCAAACAGAGGTACAACAAGAATAAACGAAAAATATTTTAAAAAAAATATTTATATGTGATTTAAGACATGATTGCTAAAGTTAATATTTACTCCGATGATGAGCCGCTTGAAGATGAAAAGTATAGCTCCGAATCAGAAGAAGAGGATGACTTTGAAGAACTTGTTAAAAGTGTGTACACGCTCGATAAAAATGGCAATGTAAAGTCATTGCTTTATTTAGGGCGACTTTATACTTTCTTTGGTAACATCGAAGAAGCACAAGGTTACTACACTAAAGCAGCAATTAAAGGCAGTGTGCTCGCTGCTAGTATTTTAAAAATGTTTAAACTTCCTTTCGATATTATTTCTGAAAAGGAGTGTTATTCATGCTCAGAGAAGACTAAAATTAGTAAACTAAAGTGCGGACATTTTTTATGCTATTCGTGTGTCTGCAAGATTAATATTTCTGATTTACGCCAGTGTCCTGAGTGCGGTGATCATTTTTAATTGAAATTTTTAAATAAAATAATATTTTATTTGATAAAAAAATAATGAAGGTGATAGAATATTTAGATCTAGGGGAAGATTTTCACAATATAGATGATGAGAATTATAATTTAGGATTGATCTTTGAAAATAATATAAAAAATTCTATGATGGCTTTACACTATTTTATAGAGTCAGCACGACTTGGTAATTTAGATGCTTATTTTTCTACAGGAAGGATCTTGAAGAGTATATCCGATCCTAACTATATTGATTGGTATAAAACAGCTGCAGAGCATGAACATATTTCATCTCAAATTATATTAGGAGACATTTACTTCGAGAAAGAAGATTATGTTTCTGCAAAGAAGTGGTTTATGAGAGCAGCTTTGAAAGAAAATGCTTACTCTCAAAGCATGCTAGGAAAACTTTATGAGAAGCAAAAAGATACTAAGAGAATGTTTTACTGGTACATTAGATCTGCGGAAAATGGTCATGCATATGCTCAATGTGCTCTTGGAAGATTATATTATTATCTTGAACCTGACACTTCTCAATATTGGTATAAAAAGGCTGCAGAGCAGAATTTTTTTAATGCTCAACATGCATTGGGATTACTTAACCTCAAGAAGAATGAAAAAGTAGCTGTGTTTTGGTTGCTCGAGGCTGCAAAAAATGGTTACGTTAAATCACAATATTCTTTGGGTAGGTTCTATAAAGACAAGAAGAATTTTAAAGAATCTAACTATTGGTTAAATATTGCTGCTGCTAACGGTCACCGTGAGGCTATTAACTTAATTAAATAACTGAAAAATTTATTTTTTAATATAAAAAATAATGAAAGCATAATGAAGAAATTCTCATTCGCATTTTTTAACACTCTGTTTAGTACTTCGAATACGGACGTTGAGGGTGTCGTGAAAGAAGTGTTTGAGAACACCTCAGAAAACTTCAAGGAGATTAGATGTGATTTAATTGTTACTTTCTTAGATAACTTGTGTTTTAAAACACCAATGGAGACATTTGAAACTGTGTTAAAACATATTCCTTGGAAGACTTATTATGGATATATATTTCAAACATACTTCATTACAAAGATCCCTTTGAAGTCTCGCTCCGTAAAGTTTTATGACAAAATCATAGATTATATAGACTGGGAGACTAACGCTTGTTATTTTCCTTCTATGTTTTTTAACATCAAAAACTTGAGTCTTACTCCTGACAACGTAAAGTTAATGGATAAAATTCTAGTTAACTTCAAGTGGGATAATTGGATTCTTATGTATAAGGTTTATATAAAACGAATTGAAAAAGATCCTGACGACCTTATTGCTAAGTTCATTATAGAAAAATGTAATTTTATTTTAAACAAATAAAATGAAATGAAATAAATTTTGGGGTTACATCTTTTCGAATAATTCATTATAAATTCTGCTGTGCCCGTAAGGAACAGTAACATTTATCGAAGTGAATCCTTTCTTATTAAAAATCTTTTCCCACTCGGATTTAGACTTATAGTCGTCATGATAATCATTTAGATATTCAAGTCTACCTTTCTCATAGATAGTATGTTCCACATCGATGATTACAGGATCAATACAATCATGCTCTCTTATGTACAAGTATCTTTTACATATTCTACTTAGTTCACCCAACACTAAATCTAAGTCTTTCACGTGATGAAGTGTTTGGAAACATACTACCAAATCAATTTTTTTGTCCAAAGGAATGGGTTTACCTTCCTGTAAGACCAAATAGGTAATATTTTGATAATCCTGATTTCTTCCTGTATCTCCTAACCAGGTTTTAATATCAGCAGAAATAGCATTCTCCTTTTTAATTTTAAAGATTTCTGCTATAGCAGAACATGTACTTCCATCATCTCCTCCAAAATCTAATACAGAAGTTATATTTTTAGTCTTTAATAACTCATATAAAGTCTTTGCTCGATTTTTAGAGCGCTTTGCTCTTGATTCTTCATCTTTCTTCCAAATATCAATACCAGATTGATTTTTATAATTTTCAAATACCTTCAAATCATTTCCCTCTACAGGATAAGGTAGTTTCATTTTTTCTAATAAACTCTTTAGTTCGTTGGGAAAATTTTTCTTTAGGTAATTGAATTGATTTAAACTACATGGTCTTACTCTTTCTACTAGTTCAGGAATTAAAACTAAATTATTCAAATAGTCAATAGTGCTTGGGAAAATAGACTTAAGCCAATTAAATACTCCTTCATTGTTCGTTCCAAAGTCTTTAGTGTAAAACTTATGTAATGGTATTTCCGAGAGAGCAATACTCTGATTAAATAATTTTCTTTTCTTTACAAAAAAGTCCGGAGAAATACTACACTTGGATTTTTTAACTGCTGCAAGATAATTGCTATAGATTCTATAAAGCCTGTCTACTTTCATCTGTATCTTTTGAAAATGCTGTAATTCTTCAAACGGAAAGTTTATATAAATAACATCTAAGTCAGGAACGTCGGGAGAAATATAAGGTTCAAAAATATCCAATTCCGATTTATTAAAATTAGAACATTCCTTTATTAATCTTCGTTTTACAATTAAATTATTCTTAAAATCTTCTTTATTATTTTCCTTAAGATATTCTAAAAATTGCAAAGGAGTGAGATCGACTTGGAACAAAGAATTAATATCTGTTTTAGGATGAAATCTCCAATCAGGCAAAAGCGACACAGGAAATCCTTTGTATGTAATTCTCGAATTTTCAAAGTTATGAATCACAGGAAGAGAAGTAACATTTTCCACAGTGTATTCAAACCCTTCAATATTAAAAACTAAGTTTGTAAGACTACAAGACTCGATACTAATATTTTCTTTAGTTAAATTTCCATGTACAAAAAGCAATCGTTCTTGAGCTTTAGCAAGAGAAAGAGTAATAATTAATTTCTCCTTGAATCCTAGTTCTTCAAAACTAGAAATAGATTTAACCTTTTTGAAGCTAGGAACCTTACTAGAAAGTTTAAGTATCTTTCCCAAAATAAATTCATAGGGATCCCCTTGCACGTAAGCTTTGGTTAACATTTTATGTATGTAAACGTTTTAATTTTAAATTTCGCTTTACAAAACCTTTACTTTCATAACATAAAAAATTATATAAAGTATTAATATAAAAATTACAGAATGAATTGCTATAATGGTCTTGCTCGGTCTTCCAATTGAATCAAACATTTCTATATCGAATTTATCCGAAAGAATTGAACTTACTGTATATGCTGTTCCGCTATAAATGAATGCTGCTGCAAGAGTTATAAGTAAAACAGTTAAAAACTTCTTACCCTTTGCTGGAGGTTTAGGCTCTTCATCTTTTGTTAGTTCTTCTGGTTTCGGATACAGATTGGCGAAAAATTCCAGGTTCTTTGTTTTACTATCTGCCATTATTTTATAATAATATATAAAATAAAATGAACGGGTTGACTGAGTTTTCGAAGAAGCTTTTACACTCTGAGTTACTTAAAACAGGAACCGACCCTTCCAAATACTCAAATCTTACACCTTTGGATTTACTTAATTCCGTTATCTATGCAAAATCCAAGTTAACTAAAGACAGTTGTGAGAGCAAGGGGTTTGTTTGGAAACAAGATACAGGATTACCTTATTATTGTCCAGAGAACTTGAAAGATTCTTGCACTAGTGGATACTGTAAAATAGATACTCAAGATAAGTGCTTGAAGTATTCTGAATTGCCTTATGATCAATCTACAGGAGAAGCAAAAACTACAACAAATAATTATTTAGAATGGAGAGAAAGTCCAGATTCAACCGAAGCAGCAAAAAAATACGGCTGTTATCTTGGTAATCCTATGTTACGAAAATGGTGTGAATTACCCAAGACAAGACAACCTGCAGGATCAGATAAAGACAAACTTACATACGATGCTAATACGGGGTTATGTGATTTTAATAAAGCATATTGTGACAATCACAATTCGCACTGGGATGAAAGTAGCAAAACCTGTTATAAGACTTCAGGAGAGAAATTTTCAGAAGCATTATTCGGAGCAAGCTTGACAGCGATATTTGAAGGTAATTGTAAATATGAAGGATTTCAGTTCAAGCCAGTAAAGACTCCAGGAGATGGTTTTACAAAAATACTTCCAATAGCACAAAACTTTGCCGGGCCAGGTATAACCTTATATTTTTTAATTAGAAACAGTCAACCGACTGTAGGGTTCTTGGCAAAAGAATTACCAAGTGAACTAGTAGATTCAGACAACAACATAGTTATTTCTACTGCTGATTTAGCAAGTAAATATAGAAGAATATATGGAGTGATAACAAAGTCACCTTTGATAGTAAAAGCGTTAGAGTTACTGAAGATTAAAAAATTAAAAAACTAAAAAATTGGTCTTGCTTAATACCAATATAAAACATTCGAGAGGAAACTACATAGAAGGATTTTAGTCTAACTCCCAACTCGAAAGTATCTCCCAGAAAAAGTTTTAGATCCCAAGAAAAACTTTTTTGCTCTATAAAAAATATTTTCATTCATGGTTAATCATACTCGAAAGATGATTTTTTCTCGAGCAAAAATCAAGTAGAAATGAAAAACTGGCCTCAGTTTTCAGTCTTCTTTTACTTTGAATTGGAAATTTTATGTAATACATCCAAAGGAAGATTTTTTACTCGAGTAAAAAATAAGTACAAATAAAAACTTAACTATCAGATCCAGAAAGGAAAAAATTCTCTTGAGAAAACTACATAGAAGGATTTTAGGGTCGGGGTTCAACTCGAAAGTATCTCCTAAAAAAGTTTTAGATCCCAAGAAAAACTTTTTTGCTCCATAAAAAACATTTTCATTCGTGGTTAATCATACTCGAAAGATGATTTTTTCTCAAGCAAAAAACCAAGTAGAAATGAAAACTGGCCTTAGTTTTCAGTCTTCTTTTACTTTGAATTGAAAATTTTATATAATACACTCAGAGGAAGATTTTTTACTCAAGTAAAAAATAAGTACAAATTTAAAAGCTCTCTGTAGAGTCTTACTTCAGCTTTAAAAAAATCCGATAACCCTCAAAACAAGAATTTTTTCTCAAGTGAAAACTACATTGGTGCTTTTTATCCCAAAATCCAACTCAAAAGTATCTGCCAAAAAAAATTTGGTCCCAAGAAAAAGTTTTTTTCTCATTTCTTGGATTTTTTAGTCACTGTTAACAATGCTCGATAAAAATTTTTTCCAAGTGGATTTCAAATAGATATAAAAAATTTTTTCTGTTTTTAGTATTAGTTTGGCTTTACTCAAAAATTTTTGAATATTAGTTTCAAAGGAAGATGTATTATTCGAGCAAAAAATAAGTACAAATGAAAAAGTTCCCTGAACTCTCTTTCTCGACTATCTTAATTCAGTATTACCGTAAGAAGAAGAAAGATATCTTTCGAGTACAAATAACAAATAACTTCATTTTCAGTATTGTTTTTACTTCAAATTAAAAATCGCTCTGGCTACTTTTGCTTAGAACTTTTCATTTGTGGTCGATAATACTTGGAGTTTATTCTCAAGTGAAAACCAAGTAGAACTGTTTTTGATTTACTATTTTATACTGATCTATTAAAAAGTTAAAATTCTCAGTCTTGTTTTCACTTGGGAACTATTAAAATAAATATTTATTTTAATCAAAAATGAAAATTGAAAACTTTAAAAAATCCATTTTTTACAGTCTTACCTCTCACTCGGTAAAAAGTCCAAAAAATGCAAAGTCTGGGTAGGTATTCATCCCATTTTAATAGGGAAAAATTCTTAGTCTACTTTCTACTCTGAAACTATTAAAAATAATATTATTTTTATTCAAAAATGAAAATTGAAAACTTTGAAAAATCCGTTTTTTACAGTCTTACCTTTCACTCGGGAAAAAGTTCAAAAAACCTAAAGTCTGGGTAGGTATCCATCCCTGTTTGTTAGGGAAAAATTCTTAGTCTGACTTTCACTTGGAAACTATTAAAATAAATATTATTTTTAATTAAAATTAAAAATTGAAATTATCAGCGTACTTTCTATTCGGAAGCTTTTTAACTAAAGTAGTTTGTGAGTATTTTATCTAAGATATTTTTTATTTTTTCTGCTTCGTCTACAGACTCACAGGATAAAATTTTAACATATAAAAATTTAGATCCTATCTTCAGCAAGTTATTTGTTTTTTCTATTTCATAGGCTTCTGTTATACCAGGAGTAATTCTTATTGTATTCTTTAATTCGTCTAATAAATATCTGAAGTATACATATACTCCACCTTTTTTCCTCAATGTAATTTCCTTTTCATTAATAATTAATATCTTTGAAACAACTGGATCATTCATTACATAGTCATGAAACAAAGGCATATTAAAATCTAACTGTTTTCTGAACCTCTTTTTTGTTTTTACTATTTCTTCTTCTCCTACTTCTTCAAAGAAATTTATTTCATCTTCTTCTTCATATTCATCTAGATATTTCATTTGTATATAATATTCTACATCAACTCCTACCTCAATGAATTTTTCTACAGATATTTTAGTTTTCAAAACGGAATTTAATCTATTTAAAATTTCAAATTCAGAAACTTCATTTTTCTCATTTACTTCTGTAAAAATAGAAATTATTTTTCCGTTTAATGCTACAGGACAATAACTTTTTTTATTTTTCTTGTTATTTACTCGGAATAACATAAAATCTGTTTCTATAGCCCAGTCTACAGGAGGTTTAAAATCTTTGTGTACTTTGAAGAAGTTTTTGAAATTTACAAAAGGAACTAACTCGTCTAAAACTAGATCATTAAATATTTCTTCTAAATCACACTCAAAGCTAGCCTGAAGATTTATTCTAAAGGGTTTAATTTCAGATGTAACTAAATCAACAGGCATTGCCTCTACTTTCTTTGCAATTTCTATAGTTTTCTTAGCCTCATTTTCGAAAGTTTTCAAATCATGAGTGTAAACAGAGTAAAAAGAATCGTAACCATAAAGTTGTCTTAACCCTAATTCTTTAGATAATCCAATGACTACGGAGTAGTCTGATGAGTGCTCAAATTCTTTATAGTCTTTGTATCCTCTATAATAAATTAAATAATTAATAAATTCTTCAGGTGTCAAAGAATACCATTCTATTAATTCCGTAGCTCTTTGGAAGCTTATACTCTTTTTTAGGTAATCTATAATACTTCCGTGCTCAGAGTTAAATAGCTTAGGAATAATTCCCAGTTGTACGTTTCTGCGCTGGGCAAAACTTTTTTCACTGTCTATTGCATACATTATTTATTTTATAGCTTTTTTAAATTTAAATCAAATTTTAGCATTCTTTTGTTACCAAAACCCAAACATACCAATTTCGGATATTGTCTATATAGAGCCCAGAACATTTCCTCAATATTTGGTGTCTTCTCTCTGAAAATAGAGAAATAAGGAAAGTATGAAGGACTGGTTGACACTAAAAATGTGTGAAGAGTTTTAGTGACTGAATATACAGCAATAGCAAGATTATTCTCTGGGAGTTTGAGAACAGACATTTTTAATATTTGAGTCGGCATTCTTCCTCTCCAAAGTGTAGCAATCTTTTCCTTTGTAGTAATGTTGTAGACGTAAATGTATTTACCATCTTCATTTGCAATAGCACAATAATAATCATCTACTGCAAATGTCTGGTAAGGCTTTATTCTCAAACATTGTGTGTCAATTGAACCTCCTTTTAAATTTACGATATTTAATCCTTCAATCGAGGAAAATATTAAATGTGAATTACTAATTTCGAATTTAGGATCGGAATAATAATAACTTATAACAGGGATTAAATTATTATTTACAAATTCATAAACATAGATTTGGTTTGACCTGAAGACGAGAAAATTATTTTTAAACTTTATTTCAACGATTTTATAATTTGTATTAAGCTGCAAAGAATCATCAAAGTATATTTTAGTCGAACATGCATATATCATATGTTTTTCAGAGTAACAACTTGCAGTGACAACCTCATCACAAAGTATTATTCTATTTTTATCTAGTTCGTCAAAACAAGTGTCCCACACTGTTATTTGTTTTTCTTCGTTAGTAGTGAAGTAGTCCATATTTTATTTAGACAATTAAAATATTTTTTTCAAAAGGTAATTAAAATGCATACAGGAACAGTTTTTTGTCTCGCTCTCTCAATCGTTCTAATTATCCTTGGAAGTATTATTGTCGGTTCTGTCAATAAGTCCAATCCAAGCACTAAGGACACTAATATCAAGAACTCAGGAATGGGAGTATTGGTAATTGGCCTTATCTTCTTTTTGTATGGTGCTTACTACATCTACCAAGAACATGGTCATCATCTTAGTAAAATCATAGGAGGAAGTTCCGCAGCTCCTCAGACTATGTACTTTTTCTAAACCATTTAAAGAAATAATTAAATTTAGATAAAAATGAGTATATCTTTTAATAGAAAAAATTATAGTGTGACTCTAAGAGAAGATGAATATTTGGATTATTGGACGGATAAATTAGGTAAGCCAGATGAGAACGAAGAGTATATTCGTTGGTATATGTCTAAAAAGAACTTTGACGCTTTTTTGAAGAAGTATGAAGACTATGAAATGGTCGAAGAAGTAGATGAAGAAGAAGAGGATGAAGATGAAAAGAAAGATATTCCTATTCAAAGAGTGCTGCAACACAGAATTACTTCTGAAAGAATTAAGAGTAAGGAAATTACTCCAGAAATCGATATTGATTCAGATGATGAAGATATAGTTTCTATCTCTCGTAGACTTAGATACATTTACAGAGAATTAAAGAAACTCCAATAATTTAAAAATTTATTACATAGTAATAAATGAAACTTCACGTGGTATGCGATTTAGACTGTACGTTGATTAATGCAGTAGAACTTGATGATTTGGCTTTGATACCTAAAGATGCTCCATTTGAAGGTCATGTAATGGAAGGTTACTACAAAATATTTGCAAGACCTCATCTGCAGCAGTTCTTAGACTTTGTATTTGAGAATTATGATGTCTCAGTGTTCACTGCAGCAGAAAAAGATTATGCATTATTTATATTGGACAATTTTATTTTAACAAAGCCAGAAAGGAAATTAAAAAAGTTTTTACACAGAACCGCCACACAATTTTCCGACTATTATTATGACAATCCAAAGGATTTATCGTTATTTGATGACCCGAATGTTGTGATTATAGATGATCTCGCTGACGTTTTTTATGCAAATCCTTATAGGACAATTGTAGCTACGAGATTTGAATTATTAAATTATTATTCTGGAAATATGCTAAAGGTTACTCCTGAAATTGCTTTATTGGAAGAATATCCTGAAGACAGTCCCGAGTTAGTTTATCATGGAGAGTTAGAACATGATGCTTTCTTACTTCAAGCTATTCTTGCACTGAAAAATTTTAGTTTCTAATCGCCTTGGAAACCAAGGCTTCTCGCTCCTAATACATCGGTTCCCGATGTTTTTACCTCTTAGCTTCTAGCTGCAGGCATGCCTCGTTGTTTATCCAACATATCGTCAAAGTTCTTTCTAGAATTTTCAATGTCCTTTGCAACCGAACTTGTAACATTAGATTTAGAATTTTTATTAGTCTTTTGTTGTTGATGAGGTTGCTGTGATTGCTGAGGAGGACCTTTTTCTGGATTTTTAATATAAGGGTCAATTCTTTGTCCTCCCATACCAAGAGGATCATCTTCAATCTCTTCAGTCTCTTCCTCTTCTTCATCTAAAACCTTTATTTTTGGTTGGGATTTAGGTTTAGCTTGAGAAGGAATTGAATGTTGAGGAATTTGTTTCTTTGTAGGCTCAGGAGGGACATATCCTTTAGGATGTAAACCAGAAGGATCATATTCATCATAAATATCTTTTTTGGAAGGTCTAGTTTGTCTCATAACAGGAACAGGTTCTGAATATTGAAGTTGCTGTTTATTTCTTGACCAAATAAACACTTCAGCAGCTTCATATTTAGTAGTAGTTCCATCTGGAAGTATTTCTAGAATAAAAGGAACCATAGAAACTTTAATTGTAGTTGAATTAAGTAGAATATCTTTCATATCCTTTGAATCCACACATATAGGATAAACCTCGGGATGATTTCTTAGTATGTTTAAAGAGTCATTATCTAAATTGCTATAGAAAAGTATCGTCTGCATTTTAAAATTAATTTAAAATAAACATTTAAATGGACATTAATTACTCGTATCGAAATGTTTCCTTCACAGGCAGTGAAAGTAAAGAATATCTGGATTTGTTTTCACAGGGAAGCATTGATTGGTGTAGTTTCCAGATAACAAAAAGATTGAAAGGAGTTCATCCTGAAGGTAAGAATATAAAAGTTTCTGATGATCAAATACAGAATGTTTTAGATAGTTTTTATATCTCTACTTACCTTGCACCTCAGGCATTAAGAGAGATGGCTGTTATGCATATAGTAAACTATATTGAGAACGACTTTACTATCTCTGAGACGAATAGAAAATATTCAGCTTGGGTTCAAAAGTACGATTTGGAGACGGGGCTAAAACAATTCGACAATATAAAACTAAACAATAGAAGAGGACAGATGTACTTTCGCTGGAATTATTAAAACAATTTTAATTTTACAATTAAAATATGTCACGAGTTACACAAAAGCCAATTGATATCTCTAATTTAGTCTTTAAATTAACTGGAAAGTTTAAAGCCCCAAGAGAAGGAGAAGTAGGAATTGGTAAATCATGGGTTCCTCCACTTACTTTAAACCTTAAAAATCAAGCTCCTATCGAGCCTGTTAATACAAGAAAATTACGAGCAGCAAATCTTCCTGATAGTTTTTGTTGGACCGATAATGACTCTGTAGAAAAATATAAAGGAGATGAATATACAAATCTTCTTTCGAATGTAGGTTCACAGGGACAATGTGGAATGTGTTTTGCATATGCTGCAACTACTTCTTTGGGAGATAGATTTGCTATTGCAACCAGATCTAAAAACCCTCAATTAGGACCTACATATCTTCTTAGCTGTTCTATCACAGGAGATTGTAATAAAACAGAATTAATGGGATGTAATGGAGGTATTATTTCCACAGCATTGAATAACATGGGAACTGTTATTGGAGGAGTTAAAAACAAATGCTCGGATTTGTCTTGGCTTCCTCCTGACAATGAAGCAGTTGAAGACATGAATGCTTTGATTCCTAAATTTACTCCTTTGGGTTCTCAGTGCCCGACTGATCCTCCAATTGATATTTCTTACTACAAAGTCATTCCTGATTCTGTAAAAGTTTTAGAAACTCCGGAACAAGTAAAAGACGATTTATTTCAATATGGGCCAATTCCTGCAGGATTTAAAGTATTTGCTGATTTTATGGTTGGAAGTACTGGAGATTATGCAAATAATCCTTGGGAAGCGACTGGAGGTATTTATTGTCATTTAGATGCAGATGTTGAAACCGGGAAAACACCTGCAGGAGATGATTTTCCATATAAATATTCTGATGTAGTTGGTATGTGTTCTGAGATGGGAGGTCATGCAGTTGTAATTGTAGGTTGGGGAGAAGCCGAAGTTCCTAATTTTCTTCCTAAAGCAATGCCAGGAAAAGACAAAATAACTATTCCATATTGGGTTGTTAGAAACAGCTGGGGAGATAAATGGTGCAATGGTGGTTACTTTAAAATAGCAATTAGTAATCCTTCTTTGTATTTGAATTCCAATGTAATGTTAGACACGCCTAAAGAAGGATTTGGTGGGGCTGTGACTTTCAAGCCTGATTTGGAAACTCTTCCTGACGATCATTTTGACGATGGAGGAGAATCTGGAAGCAAAAGCTCTAATAAGACTTGGGTGTGGATTATTCTTATTATTTTAGTTGCTGCCGCAGTAATTTATTTTTATAAAAAGCATTATTAAATGAGTTGTGTATTTTTACCAGGAAAACCAAATAAAATTATAGTATTAAATGTTGCAGGGCCAGTGCTTTGGGATGTTATAGCCCAGAATCCTGCAGCGAAAGATTTTTTAATTAATTTTGGTAAAGAATTAAAATTAAAAAAGGAATATTCCAAAGAAGAAATTGTAAAAGACATTGAAAGTAACTTCCCCAAGATAAGTTGGAACCTGCTTTCAGCTAACACAGAAATAATAGACATTCTTGAAAATGAAGCAATGAAATTGTGCTCTAGAATTAACTTTGATACTTTTTCCGCAAATCCTGCTGCAGTGCCTTTCCTGAGAAAGAATAAAAAATTAATTTCATGGAAATATCTAAGTTTAAATCCTGAAGCGATTGATATTTTAAAAGAAAATCCTTCAAAAATTTGCTATCATAGTTTGTGCTTGAACCCAAAAGGATTCGAGTTACTCAAGAACGATATAAATTGGAAACTTATGTCAGGTAATCCTGAAGGAGGAAACTTTATAATAAGTAATTGTAAAGATCCTGAGAATGAACTTGACTGGGAATTAATAAGTAAAAACCCTTCTTGTTTAGAGTTATTAGAAATGTACCCTTGGAAGATTGTATGGGAAAGCTTTTATCTGAATCCTAATCTAACTTTCAGCTGGTAAATATTAATTGAGTTTAATAAATTATTTTTATATAAATAAAAATGCTACATTTAGAATTAATAAAAGATATAAAAAGTCTTTCGAAAGACATTAAAGTAAATAAGAAAGTAGATTGGAATTATTTATCTGGTAATTTTTCTGCTATAAACCTGCTTGAAAAAAATCTAGATAAAATAGATTGGGAGTATTTATCTATTAATTCTGCTGCTATGTTTTTACTCGAGAAAAATCCAGATAAAATAGACTGGAAATTGTTATCTGGCAATCTTGCTGATATGTGTTTACTCGAGAAAAATCTAGATAAAATAGATTGGAATTGGTTATCTTTTAATCCTGCTGTTGTATATTTACTTGAGAAAAATCTAGATAAAATAAACTGGGGAATATTATCTTCTAATCCTGCTGCTTTGTGTTTACTTGAGAAAAATCTAAACAAGATAGATTGGAATTGGTTGTCTGGAAATCATTCGGCTATAAACCTGCTTGAGAAAAATCTAGATAAAATAAATTGGAATAAGTTATCTCACAATCCTTCGGCTATTTACCTGCTTGAGAAAAATCTAGATAAAATAAATTGGAATTTGTTATCTTTAAATTCTTCAGCTATTCACCTGCTTGAGAAAAATTATAATAAAATAGATTGGAAATGGTTATCATCTAATCAATCAGCTATCCATCTACTCGAAGAAGAATATTAATTGATTTTATTAAATTATTTTTATATAAAATAAAAATGTTGCATTTGGATTTAATAAAAGATATAAAGAGTTTTTCAAAAGACATTAAAGCGTGTAAAAATGCAGATTGGTGGGACTTATCACGGAATCCAGCAGCTATACATCTACTTGAGAAGAATCAAGCAAAGATATATTGGATTTGTTTATTCAGAAATCCTTCTGCCTTGTTTCTAATTGAGAAAAATTTAGATAAAAAAAAGTGGCAAGACTTATCATATAATCCTGCTGCAGTTGAGTTGCTTGAGAAAAATATTAATGAAGTAAATTGGATAGGATTATCGGAAAAATCAAGTGAAGATAAACTGGTTGAATTTATCTAAAAATCCTTCTGCCTTGTTTTTGCTCGAGAAAAATTTAAATAAAATTGACTGGTGGGGGTTATCACGTAATCCTGCTGCTGTTGAATTGCTTGAGAAAAATTTAGATAAAATAGAGTGGTACGTTTTATCTACTAATCCTTCTGCTTTGTATTTACTTGAGAAAAATCTAGATAAAGTAGACTGGAAATTTTTATCTTCTAATCCTGTTGCAATTGACTTGCTCGAGAAAAATCCAAATAAAATATATTGGCAGTTTTTATCTTTAAATCCTGAAGCTATTAATCTGTTGGAAAAAAATCTAGATAAACTAAGCTGGGGGAATTTATCTCGAAACCCTTCAGCTATTCACCTTCTCGAAGAAGACTATTAATTGAATTTATTAAATTATTTTTATGTAAAATAAAAATGTTAAGCTTAGATTTAATAAAAGACATAAAAAGTCTTTCGAAAGACATTAAAGCAAATAAAAAAATAAATTGGAGTACAGTATGTAGTAATCCTGCTTGTATTCATTTACTCGAGAAAAATCTAAACAAGATAGATTGGTTAGAACTAATGTATAACCCTGCAGCTATGCACTTGATAGAAAAAAATCCAGATAAAATAATAAAAGGTCGATTATCTACTAATCCTGCAGCTATGAATTTTCTGGAAAAAAATCCAGATAAAATAAACTGGTTGACTTTATCTACTAATCCTGCAGCTTTGTTTCTTCTTGAGAAAAATCAAGATAAAATAGATTGGTGGGGGTTATCTGAGAATCCTGCAGCTTTGTTTCTTCTTGAGAAAAATCAAGATAAAGTAAATTGGGAAAATTTATCTTCCAATCCTGGTGTGATTTACTTGCTTGAGAAAAATTTAGATAAAGTAGACTGGGATTGGTTATCTTTTAATCCAGCAGCTTTGTATTTACTCGAGAAAAAACTAGATGTACTAAATTGGGGAGGTTTAACTGTAAATCCTGCAGCTTTGTATTTGCTTGAGAAAAATCAAGATAAAATATATTGGTGGTTATTATCTAAAAATCCTGCTGCTACAAGTCTACTGGATAAAAATCAAGATAAAATAGAATGGTTGAGTTTATCTAGAAATCATGCAGCTTTACATCTTCTTGAATTAAATCAAGATAAAATAGATTGGTTGGGTTTATCTAGAAATCCTTCTGCTATTCATTTACTCGAAGAAGACTATTAAACGAATTTAATAAATTATTTTTATGTAAAATAAAAATGCTAAGCTTAGATTTAATAAAAGACATAAAGAGTTTTTCAAAAGAAATTAAAGTAAGTGAAAATATAGATTGGGATCATTTATCTGCAAATCCTGCAGCTTTACACTTGATCGAGAAAAATCTTGACAAGATAGATTTGGGATATTTAAATATAAATCCTGCAGCTTTGTATTTACTCGAGAAAAATCCAGATAAGATAGAGTGGAATGTGTTATCTGAAAATCATGCAGCTTTGTATTTACTCGAGAAAAATCCAGATAAAATTGATTGGTTATTTTTATCACATAATCCTTCTGCTTTGTATTTACTGGAAAAGAATTTAGATAAAACAGACTGTATATGGTTGTCTTCTAATCCAGCAGCTTTATTTTATCTCGAGAAAAATTTAGATAAAATAAATTGGTATGAGTTATCTATGAATCATGGAGCTTTGTATTTACTCGAGAAAAATTTAGATAAAATAGAATGGTGGGGAGTATCTTCTAATTCTTCTGCTTTAGAGTTACTTGAGAAAAATTTAAATAAGATAAACTGGAATGGGTTGTCTTCCAATCCCGCTGCTATAGAGTTACTTGAGAAAAATTATAATAAAATAAATTGGTTGATTTTATCTGGAAATCCAGCAGCTATCCACTTACTCGAAAAGGAATATTAACTAGGGTTAAATAATTATTTTTATTTTATATAAAAATGTTACATTTGGATTTAATAAATGATATTAAAAGTATTTCAAAAAGCATTAAGGCAAATAAAAAAACATGTTGGGGAAATTTATCTATAAATCATGCAGCTATACACCTGCTTGGAAAAAATCTAGATAAAGTATACTGGGAATGGTTAACAATGAATCCTGCAGCTTCGGGGTTACTTGAAACCCATCAAGATAAAATAGATTGGTATTGTTTACCAATGAATCGCTCAGCTTTAAATCTACTTGAGAAAAATCAAGATAAAATAAGTTGGGATGAGTTATCTCGAAATCCTTCAGCTTTATATTTACTTGAGAAAAATCAAGATAAAATAAGTTGGAGTATATTATCTCGAAATCCTGCAGGTATAAATTTGCTGGAAAAAAAATCCAGATAAAATAGATTGGATTGTATTATCTTATAATCCTGCTGCTATATGTTTACTAGAGAAAAATCCTAATAAAATAGACTGGAGTCGTTTATCTTCGAACCCTTCTGCTTTACACTTGCTTGAGAAAAATCAAGATAAAATAAGTTGGATGGGATTATCTTCGAACCCTTCTGCTTTACACTTGCTTGAGAAAAATCAGAATAAAATATTTTGGAGTTGTTTGTCCATGAATCATGTAGCATTGCACTTACTTGAGAAAAATCAAGATAAACTAGATTGGGATGGAGTATCTTATAATCCTGCAGCTATTGAGTTACTGGAGAAAAATCAAGATAAAATAGACTGGAATCAATTATCAATGAATTCTTCAGCTATCCATCTACTCGAAGAAGAATATTAAACGATTTTAATAAATTATTTTTATGTAAAATAAAAATGTTAAGCTTAGATTTAATAAATGATATAAAGAGTCTTTCAAAAGACATTAGAACAAGTGAAAATATAGATTGGTGTTATTTATCCGGAAATCCTGCTGCTTTGTTTTTACTTGAGAAAAATCTAGATAAAATAAATTGGAATTATTTATCTCTAAACCCTGCAGCTGTATGTTTGCTCAAGAAAAATACAAACAATATTGTTTATAATGAGTTATCTAAAAACCCCTCAGTTTTGAGTTTACTAGATAAAAATAAACTACCTTGGAACCCTGGATTATCTTTTAATCCAGCAATGTTGGGATTGCTTGAGGAAAATCCGATGCTAATAAACTGGGCGTATTTTCCTGAAAATCCTGCTGCTATGTTTTTAATTGAGAAAAATCTAGATATAATAAGTTGGTGGGATTTATCACATAATCCTGCTGCAGTTGAATTGCTTGAGAAAAATATTAAAAAAGTAAATTGGATGGGATTATCTTCTAATCCTGCTGCTTTGTATTTGCTTGAGAAAAATTTAGATAAAATAGATTGGGAAGAGTTATCTAAAAATCCTGCAGCTATTGAGTTACTGGAGAAAAATCCAAATAAAATAGATTGGTATTATTTATCTATGAATCCTTCTGCTATTCACTTACTCGAAGAAGAATATTAAACGATTTTAATAAATTATTTTTATACAAAATAAAAATGTTAAGCTTAGATTTAATAAAAGATATAAAGAGTCTTTCAAAAGACATAAAAGCAAGTAAAAAAATAGATTGGGATTATCTATCTGAAAATCCTGCTGCTTTGTTTTTGCTTGAGAAAAATCCAAATAAAATAGATTGGAAATGGTTATCTAAAAATTCTGCTGCTTTACATCTTCTTGAGAAGAATCGAAATAAAATATATTGGGGAGATTTATCTAGAAATCCTTCAGCTTTAAGTTTACTAAATAAAGATAAACTAGATTGGAATGTATTATCTTCTAATTACGCAGCTTTGTCTTTGCTTGAGAACAATTATAATAGAATAAACTGGTTATATTTATCCTCTAATCCTGCTGCACTGTTTTTACTAGAGAAAAATCTAGATAAAGTATCTTGGTTAGAAATATCCTCTAATCCTGCTGCAATTGACTTACTTGGGAAAAATATTAATAAAATAAATTGGATGGGATTATCTTCTAATCCTGCTGCTTTGGAATTGCTTGAGAACAATCTAGACAAGATAAATTGGGGAGTATTATCTAAAAATCCTGCAGCAGTATATTTGCTCGAGAAAAATCAAAACAAGATAGACTATGATATGTTATATAGAAATCCTTCTGCTATTCACTTGCTTGAAAGAAAATATTAGTTTAAAATTTATTTTTGTTTAAAATTTATTTTTGTTTAAATAATTATTTTTATATAAAATAAAAATGTTAAGCTTAGATTTAATAAAAGATATAAAGAATCTTTCAAAAGACATCAGACCAAATGAAAAAGTAGATTGGGGTAGTTTAGTATGGAATCCTGCTACTATACATCTGCTTGAGAAAAATCTGGAAAAGATAAATTGGAGAAATTTAGGGTTTAATACTTCAGCTCTGGGCTTACTTGAAAAACATAAACATAAAATAAGTTGGTTTTGTTTATCTTTTAATCCTTCTGCTATGTGTTTGCTTAAGAAAAATCTAGATAAAATAAATTGGGAAGGTTTATCTGAAAATCCTGCTGCTATATGCCTGCTTGAGAAAAATCTAAAAAAGATAGATTGGAGAATGTTATCTGAAAATCCTGCTGCTACACATCTGCTTGAGAAAAATTTAAAAAAGATAGATTGGTATATGTTATCAACTAATCCTGCCGCTACACATCTGCTTGAGAAAAATTGGTCTTCTTTAGATTGGGAAGGTTTATCTATGAATCCTTCTGCTTTAAATCTTCTTGAGAAAAACCAAGATAAAATAGATTGGCAGATGTTATCAACTAATCCTACAGCTTTGTGGTTGCTTGAGAAAAATCAAGATAAATTGAAATGGGGCTGGTTATCTCGTAATCCTTCTGCTTTACATTTGCTTGAGAAAACCCAAAATAAAATAGATTGGAGAGAAATATCTCAAAATCGCGGAGCAGTGAAGTTACTAGAGAAAAATCCAGATAAAATAAGTTGGGAAGAATTATCTATAAATCCTTCTGCTATTCATTTGCTCGAAGAGGAATATTAGTTTAAAATTTATTTTTGTTTAAATAATTATTTTTATGTAAAATAAAAATGCTACATTCAGAATTAATAAATGATATTAAAAGTCTTTCGAAAGATATTAAAAAACATAGAAAAATAAATTGGAAAGGGTTATCAAGTAATCCTGCTGCTTTACATTTACTCGAGAAAAATCCAAACAAGATAGATTGGGGATATTTATCTCTTAATTCTGCAGCTTTAGGGTTTCTTGAAAAAAATCAAGATAAACTATGTTGGGAATATTTATCACAAAATTCATCAGCTTTGTATTTGCTTGAGAAAAATCTAGATAAAGTAAATTGGGGATTGTTATCTTCAAATCCTGTTGCTGTATTTTTACTTGAGAAATATCCAGATAAGCTAAGATGGGTATATTTATGTTCAAATCCTGCTGCCATGTGCTTGCTTGAGAAAAATCTAGATAAAGTAAATTGGGGTATGTTATCAGCTAATCCTGCTGCTATGTTTCTGCTTGAGAAATATCCAGATAAAATACATAAGATTTTGATAACTTGGAATCCTGCTGCTTTACACTTATCAGAAAAGAATCTAGGAAATGAATTTCAAGATTTTTTAAATATGAATATTGCTGCTATTTCTCTACTTGAAAAAAATCCAGATAAAATATGGTGGAACGAAATAGCTTCAAATCCTGCAGCTATCCACCTGCTTGAAGAAGAATATTAATTTAAACAATTATTTTTATGTAAAATAAAAATGTTAAGCTTAGATTTAATAAATGATATAAAGAGTCTTTCAAAAGATATTAAAGTGAAAGAAAAAGTAGATTGGAAATGGTTATCTGAAAATCCTTCTACTATTCACCTTCTCGAGAAAAATCTAGATAAAATAAGTTGGCTTAGATTATCTTCTAATCCTGCAGCCTTGGAGTTACTGGAGAAAAATCCAAATAAAATAAGTTGGTTCGGGTTATCTTCAAATTATGCTGCCTTGGAGTTACTCGAGAAAAATCCAACTAAAATAAATTGGTGGGAATTGTCACATAATCCTTCTGCTTTATCTTTACTCGAGAAAAATCTAGATAAACTAGATTGGGAAGGATTAGTTACTAATCCTGCAGCAATTAACTTTTTAAAAGAAAATCTATATGTGATAAACCTAGAACCATTATCTGCAAATCCTGCAGCCTTAGAATTACTTGAGAAAAATCCAGAAGATATAGATTGGGTAAGTTTGTCAGGAAATCCTTCTGCTTTGAACTTGCTTGAGAAAACTAAATATAAAATAAATTGGGATTTTCTGTCTTGGAATCCCGCAGCCTTGGAGTTACTTGAGAAAAATCCAAATAAAATAAATTGGAAATGGCTATCAGCTAATCCAACAGCTTTATCTTTACTCGAAGAAGAATATTAATTTTTTTGTTTAAATATTTAAATTTAAAATAAAAATGTTACATTTAGATTTAATAAATGATATTAAAAGTCTTTCAAAAGAAATTAAACTAGCTAGAAAAATAACACGGAGTCGTCCGATGCAAAATTGTGAAGTTACTAATTTTAATAATAATCCTGCGGCTATTCATTTGCTTGAGAAAAATCCAGATATTATAGAATGGTATATTTTATCATCTAATCCAGCAGCCTTGTGTTTACTCGAGAAAAATCTAGATAAAATAAATTTGTCATGGTTATCCTCAAATCCTGCAGCTTTGTGTTTGCTCGAGAAAAATCCAAATAATATAGATTGGAATGAATTATCCTTAAACCCTGCAGCTTTGTACTTACTCGAAGAATATCCAAACAATATAAATTGGACAGGGTTATCATATAATCCTGCAGCTTTGTGTTTGCTTGAAAAAAATCCCAATAAAATAGATTGGACGGGGTTATCGTACAACCGTGTAACATCATTTTTACTTGAGGAAAATCAAAATGAAATATGTTGGCCAGGAATATCTGCGCGTGGCTCAGTTTCATGGTTACTTGAGAAATATCCAAATAAAATAAGTTGGATTAATTTATCAGGTAATCCTCGAGCTATTGAACTGCTTGAGAAAAATTTAGATAAAATAAATTGGGATAGGTTATCAGGAAATCCAGCTGCTATTAACCTTCTGGAGAAAAATCCAAAAAAGATAGTGTGGATTAACTTATTAAAAAATCCAGCTGCTATTCACTTACTCGAAGAAGAACAAGTTTAAATATTTAAATTTAAAATAAAAAATGTTAAATTCGGGGGAAAATAAAAAATCCTCGTCTACTCAATTGCTTGACAACGAAGTCCCCGAACAAGATAAATTAATCAAGAATAAACCAAATAGTCTGTTTTGGTCAGAATTATCCCGATTTATTCTTCGACTTCTTGCTTACTAGAAGAATATTAAACGATTTTAATAAATTATTTTTATACAAAATAAAAATGTTACATTCAGATTTAATAAATAATATTAAAAGTCTTTCGAAAGATATTAAAGTAAATAAAAAAGTAAATTGGGATTGTTTATCTATGAATCCTGCAGCTTTGGGGTTACTTGAGAAAAATAAAAATAAAATAAATTGGTATGAATTATCTGCAAATCCTGCAGCTTTGGAGTTACTTGAGAAAAATAAAAATAAAATAAGTTGGAATGGATTATCTAGAAATCCATCGGCTTTGAGTTTGCTTGAGAGAAATAAATATAAACTGTGTTGGAATTTATTATCTTCTAATCCAACAGCATTGGGATTGCTTGAGAAAAATCAGGCAATGATAAGCTGGGTGTTTTTGGTTGAAAATCCTGCTGTTATGTTTTTAATTGAGAAAAATCTCAATATAATAACTTGGCGGGATTTATCATATAATCCTGCTGCAATTGAATTGCTTAAGAAAAATATAAATAAAATAGATTGGGGGGAATTATCATATAATCCTGCTGCAATTGAGTTACTTGAAAAGAATCAGGATAAAATACATTGGCAGGAATTATCCTGTAATCCTGCTGCTATACACCTGCTTGAGAAAAATTCAGATAAAATATATTGGAAATATTTATCATCTAATCCTTCAGCTATTCACTTACTTGAAGAATAATTAATTGATTTTAATAAATTATTTTTATACAAAATAAAAATGTTACATTCAGATTTAATAAATGATATAAAAAGTCTTTCAAAAGACATTAAAGTAAATGATAAAGTAGATTGGGGATGGTTATCTCTAAATCCTGCAGCTTTGTTTTTACTTGAGAAAAATTCAGATAAAATATATTGGAATAGATTATCGCATAATCCTGAAGCTATGTTTTTGATTGAGAAAAATTTAGATAAAATAGTGTGGTACCTTTTATCTACTAATCTTTCTGCTTTGTATTTGCTTGAGAAAAATCCAGATAAAATAAATTGGAATTTGTTATCTTTAAATTCTTCGGCTATTCACCTGCTTGAGAAAAATTATAATAAAATAGTTTATGACATGTTATGTATTAATCCTTCTGCTATTAATTTAATTGGGGATAAAATAGATTGGGGTTGGCTAGTTTATAATCCTGCAGCTATACACCTGCTTGAGAAAAATCAAGATAAAATAGACTGGAGACGTTTATCTCGTAATTCTGCATCTTTGAACTTGTTTAGGAAAAATTATAATAAAATACATTGGGATACTTTATCTTCTAATCCTGCAGCTATACACCTACTTGAGAAAAATTTAGATAAAATAGATTATACGAGATTATCTGAAAATCCTTCTGCTATTCACTTACTCGAAGAAGAATATTAATTTAAATACTTATTTTTATTTAAAATAAAAATGTTACATTCAGATTTAATAAATGATATAAAAAGTCTGTCAAAAGACATTAAAGTAAATAAAAAAGTAGATTGGAATAGATTATCTAACAATCCTGCTGCTTTACATTTACTCGAGAAAAATCCAGATAAAATAGATTGGGAATGGTTATCTCGAAATCCTGCAGGTTTATATTTACTTGAGAAAAATCCAAATAAAATAAATTGGGAATGGTTGTCATGTAATCATTCAGCTGTGTCTTTGCTTGAGAGAAATAAGGATAAAATAGATTGGTATAGATTATATAAAAACCCTGCTGTTTTACACTTACTTGAGAAAGATAGAAATAAGATAGAATGGAGTTATTTTTCTGAAAATCCTGCAACTATATCTTTACTTGATAAAAATCAAAATCTGATTTACTGGCAGAATTTATCTGTGAATCCCGCAGCTATGTCTTTACTTGAGAAAAATCAAGATGAAATAAATCGGGTAATTTTATATTTTAATCTTGCAGCATTGGAGTTGCTTGAAAAAAATTATATTAATATACATTATTATCCACAAGGGATATCCACTAATCCTTCTGCTATTCACTTACTCGAAGAAGAATATTAAATGATTTAAATAAATTATTTTTATACAAAATAAAAATGTTACATTTGGATTTAATAAATGATATAAAAAGTCTTTCAAAAGACATTAAAGTAAATAAAAAAATGGATTGGGGATGGTTATCTTATAATCCAGCAGCTTTGTTTTTACTTGAGAAAAATCTAGATAAAATAGATTGGAATAGATTATCGCATAATCCTGAAGCTATGTTTCTGATTGAGAAAAATCTAGATAAAATAGATTGGGGATGGTTATCTGAAAACCCTGCAGCTTTGTTTTTACTCGAGAAAAATCTAGATAAAATAGATTGGGTATGGTTATCTAAAAATCCTGCAGCTTTGGGGTTACTTGAGAAAAATCCGAATAAAATATTTTTGAGATTTGCGATATCTAACCCTGCAGCTTTGTTTTTACTTGAGAAAAATCTAGATAAAATAGATTGGGGGTATTTATCCTTTAATCCAGCAGCTGTACATCTATTTGAGAAAAATCCAGATAAAATATCTTGGACTTTCTTATCTAGAAATCCCGCAGCTATAAACCTGCTTGAGAAAAATTTAAATAAAATAGATTGGGGGTTTTTATCTGTAAATCATGCAGCTATTAATCTACTTGAGAAAAATCTAGATAAAATAGATTGGGAGTTTTTATCTAAAAATCCTTCTGCTATTCACTTACTCGAAGAAGAATATTAATTTAAATACTTATTTTTATTTAAAATAAAAATGTTACATTCAGATTTATTAAATGATATAAAAAGTCTTTCAAAAGAAATAAATGTAAATAAAAATGTAATTTGGAAAGCATTATGTCGTAATCATGCAGCCTTACATCTATTCGAAAAACATCAAGATAAAATAGACTGGGGAATATTATGCCATAATCCTTCAGCATTGCCTTTACTCGAGAAAAATCCGGATAAAATAATATTGGATAGGTTATGTTTTAATACAGCAGCTTTGCATTTAATCAATCAGAAGGAACTAGATATGTTTTGTTGGATGACATTGTGTATAAATTCTTCTGCTGTGTCTTTACTCAATACATCCTCTTTTGAAGTAAATTTTTGCTGTTTATCAACTAATCCTGCTGCAGTATTTCTACTTGAGCAAAATCAAGATAAAATAGAATGGCCTTTGTTATCTAAAAATCCTTCTGTTTTAGAATTACTCAGAAAAAATCAAGATAAAATAATTTGGGAAGAGTTATCTTCTAATCCTTCAGCTTTAGAGTTACTTGAGAAAAATCCATATAAAATTGACTGGGAGGGATTATCTAAAAATCCTTCAGCCTTGCATTTACTCGAGAAAAATATGGATAAAATAGTCTGGAATAAGTTATCTCTTAATCCATTAGCAATTCATTTATTTGAGAAAAATCCAGATAGAATTTACTGGGAGTTGTTGTCTGTAAATCAATCGGCTATTCACTTGCTCGAAGAAGAATATTAGCTTAATAACTTATTTTTATTTTAAAATAAAAATGTTACACTCCAATTTATTAAATGATATAAAAAGTCTTTCAAAAGAAATAAAGGTAAATAAAAATATAAATTGGGACTCATTATGTCGTAATCCTGCAGCTTTACATTTATTCGAGAAAAATCAAGATAACATATACTGGGATAAATTATGTCAAAATCCTTCAGCTTTAGAGCTACTCGAGAAGAATCCAGATAAAATAATTTTTTATATTTTATGTTCTAATTCTGCAGCTATTAATTTAATCAAGCAAAAAGAACTAGATTTGTTATGTCATATATATTTATGTATGAATCCTTCAGCTTTGTCTTTACTCGAGACATCTCTTTTTGAAATAAATTTTTGTTGTATATCTCTTAATCCTGCTGCTTTGTTTCTACTTGAGCAACATCAAGATAAAATAGAATGGGTCTATTTATCTAAAAACCCTTCAGCTTTTGAGTTACTCAAGAAAAATCAAGATAAAATAGATTGGCCGTTGCTGTCGGAAAATTCTAGAGCTTTAGAATTACTGGAGGAAAATCCAGATAAAATCGACTGGGAGGGGTTATCTAGAAATCCTTCAGCCTTGCATTTACTCGAGAAAAATATGGATAAAATAGTTTGGAATAAGTTATCTCTCAATCCATTAGCAATTCATTTACTTGAGAAAAATCCAGATAAAATTTACTGGAGATTATTATCTAATAATCAATCAGCTATTCACTTGCTCGAAGAGGAATATTAGCTCAATAACTTATTTTTATTTTAAAATAAAAATGTTACACTCCAATTTATTAAATGATATAAAAAGTTTTTCAAAAGAAATTAAAGTGAAAGAAAAAGTAAATACGCCAGAATTATCTAGAAATCCTGCTGCTTTACATTTACTCGAGAAAAATCCAGATAAAATAGATTGGGAATGGTTGTCAAGTAATCATGCAGCTTTACATTTACTTGAGAAAAATTTAGATAAAATATATTGGGAGTGTTTATCTGGAAATCCTGCTGCTTTGTGTTTGCTTGAGAAAAATTTAGATAAAGTAAATTGGTATGAATTAGCTTTCAATCCTTCAGCTATCCACCTTCTTGAGGAAAATCCAAACAAGATAGATTGGGAGTATTTATCAAACAATCCTGCAGCCTTGTATTTACTTGAGAAAAATTTAGATAAGATAGACTGGTGTTTTTTATCTGAAAATCATGCAGCTTTGAGTTTAATTGAGAAAAATCTAGATTTAGTTTATTGGAGATATTTATCTAATAATCCTTTTGCTGTGGACTTACTCGAAAAAAATCAAGATAAAATAGATTGGGAAGTGTTACCTCGAAATTTTGCTACTTTGTTTTTGCTTGAGAAAAATCCAGATAAGATAGACTGGGGATGTTTATCTAATAATCCTATAGCATTGGACTTACTCGAGAAAAATCCTGATAAAATAGTGTGGGACAGTTTATCCAGAAATCCTGGAGCTATTCACTTACTCGAAGAAGAATATTAAATATAACTTTTAGAATTTTTAATTTTAATTAAAAATAATATTTAATTTAATATGTTCAAAGCAGAAAGTAGACTGTAATTTTTTCCCTATTAAAAACGGCTGGATAACCACCCAGACTTTACATTTTTTCGAGTTTTTATCGAGTGATCCCAGAGACTGTAAATTTTGGATTTTTGGACTTTTTCAATTTTCATTTTTGAATAAAATAAATATTTATTTTAATACTTTCCAAGTAAACCATAGACTGTAATTTTTTCCCTATTAAAAATGGTTGGATAACCACCCAGACTTTATGTTTTTTAGACTTTTTCTCGAGCAACTGCTAAGACTGTAAAAAATGGATTTTTTAAAGTTTTCA